CGAAATGTTTCGGCATCTTAGGGGGCAGTCCGCCGCGATGGATCTCATTATCTATAGCCTGCTTTATATCAATCCGCTTTATTTCGTTGTTCATGGCTTTGGTTTTATTTAATTAGAGAGAGGGGGGGGACCCACAAGATAAATAGTTTAATTATTTCATACATTTATTAGTTTATTTAGTTTTTTATTCCTAATTTTGTTCATCCAAACAGTTAGTTTTGTCCTTAGTGCGACGATTAGTTTTAGTTAGTTGCACTAACTTTTTTCACCCAATAAATAACCTTTTTGATGCAAGAACTAATTTTAAGACTAAACCAGTTAGTCGAAGCCGGAGAAAAGAAGACAACACTCGAAGAATCAATTGGTTTGCCAAAAAATTCCCTTAGTGCAGTCCTCGGCGGCGGAAAATCCATGCCGGAAAGTTGGATTCCAAAGATTGAGACATTTTTAGCCACTCTTGACGCTCCGATTGCCGAACCATTACCCCCTCCTGCTCCAAAAACAGAGTTGGTTGTGGATGAAAAAGGGTTAAAAGAAAAACCGTCCAACGAAAGTATGAAGCGGATTCGGGAAGTCATTTCGAAGTGTAATGCAGATTTCGGCGAAGGATCGGTAATGTTTTTGGGGGATGGCCCTATGCACGGCATTGAGGCGATTTCTACGGGGTCTTTTGGGCTGGATATTGCGTTGGGAGTTGGTGGGTTGCCGCGCGGCCGAATGGTCGAAATTTACGGCCCAGAAAGCTCTGGTAAGACAACTATCGCTATCCATACGATTGCCGAAGCTCAAAAAATGGGTCTAAAGTGCCTGATGATCGACGCAGAACACGCTTTCGATCAGGAATACGCCCGCAATTTGGGGGTTAAAATAGAAGAATTGACCGTTTCGCAGCCGGATTACGGGGAGCAAGCTTTAGAAATTGCAGATCGGCATATTTCAAGTGGTGAATATGGCGTGGTAGTAATTGATAGCGTGGCCGCTCTTGTTCCGAAAGCCGAATTGGAGGGAGAAATGGGGGATTCAAAAATGGGGGCACACGCCCGTTTAATGTCACAGGCTTGCCGAAAATTGGCGGGGATTATTAAAAAAACCAACACGCTTTGTATCTTCATCAACCAATTGCGGAATAAAATAGGTATCGTTTACGGATCGCCGGAAACAACCCCGGGTGGCCTAGCTCTTCAATTCTATTCGTCTATCCGGCTTGACGTTCGTCGGAATGCACAGATTAAAGACGGCGACGAAATTATGGGGAACAGAACAACCGTAAAAGTTATCAAAAACAAGGTAGCGCCGCCGTACAAAAAAGCCGAATTTGATATTATGTATGGCGAAGGAATTTCAAAATCAGGCGAACTTGTCGATACGGCGGTTGATCTTGGCATTATCAAAAAGGCAGGAAGTTGGTATAGCCGTGGCGATGATAAATTGGGGCAAGGCCGGGAAAGCGTCAAAGACCTTCTTAAAAATAACGTTGAATTTGCTAGTGACGTTGAGGCTGAAATCCGCGGAAAAATGAAACAAAAACAACCCGCTTAACTGGTGAAGAGCTTAGTATAGAACTCTAAAAATATAATTTTATGGAAAAATCAATTGAAGAAAGGGCTAAAGAGTTGGGCGTTCCGGTTGTTCAGCCGGTTGAAAGGAAGCCTTATTTCCCTGAGACGTCAAAACAAGACCTTAGTCGTTACTTCCAGCCGACCGTAGAGGCTATTTGTGGAGGATGCGGGAAAGAACTAATGAGCGGACAAATGAGGCAGCCCTGCGGTCAGCAAAATTGTCCATTCGGAGTGCTTACCAATTACACCATGACGCTTTAGTCCCTACCTCACCCTAGTATTCAATCCTCCCGCGATCCCCGTCAAGGAAAAGAACCAGACAACAAGGGCTAAAATAATTAAGCCGATTGGGACGAGCTTCCAATTTCCGGGCAAATATTTCCACGATAAGTAGCAGATAACCGCCGCTACCGCCAATACAATTACAATAGTTAGGATTGTCATGGGATTTACTCTAGTGCGATGCAATTCCCATGCCAATGAAGAAAGCCCCGGTAAAGGGGCTTCTTTTGCGTTTAAACGTGCTGTGGATTCGATTACGGGAAGGTAACCTGTAATCCCGGAACAGGAGTGGGTGGCGGAGGCGGCGTGGTCGGAATGTTGTTAGTGACGGCTACCTGAACGGTGATGCCGGGGAAAACCGTTCCATCGGTGATGCCAGCGTTCCCGGTGCTGGTAAAGTCTCCCTTAACCGTGACCATTGTGGCTCCCGTGTTGGTGATGGGTGTTACGTCAAGGGTGTTAGGGGCCGTACTGTCGATGCTGGCCGTATCTTGCGTGGGATCACTTTCGACCGCCGAAAGATTTGCCAAAGTGCCGGTGAGAATTGCGTTACCATTTGCCGTGTCTACTACTGCGATGACACCCTGATCAGGGGTGAGTGCTGTGAATGTTACTGAATTTACTGTCGACATACATGTATTTTTGTTGTGAAAAAAAACGATTAATCGAATCCGTTCCCTTCTGAAAGTGAGGTTTTCAATGATCCCTAGAAGGCGGTCAATGATATGAAACTCCTCTTTTTCTTGTTTGCTCTCACCAAAAATAGACATTTTGAGGGGGATTTTGAGTGTGAAAGTAGCAAATTTTAGGCCGTTTTCGTAGATTAATAAACTGTTTTATACTAGGTTTTGGAGTTTGGTTAAAGCAGCTTCCAGTCGGTCGTTCTGATAGCTGAAATAGTTGTTGTAATTAGAAAGTCGTGTGGTAAGATCGGCTGGGTCTGGCTGACCGCATTGGGCCGTCTCCTCCTTGTTAATTTGGATTCGGTTAGATACTTCAATCAGGACCTCTACGTTCAACGACATTCTGCTCAGTTGGTGATTGTACGCACTGGCAATATCATTTAAGTAAGACTGCCTTTCTTTTTGAGCAAGATTTGGCTGAGGATTCGGCCTTGGGTCCTTTAACTGCCTGAGTTTTTCACGCAAAGATTCATTTTCTGAATTCAGTTCAGCGATTACTTCCGCTGGCCGATACTCGTACGTAATTGTTTGAGAGTGCTGACTAGATTTAGGGCTGTCAGCTTTTTTAACTGCGGGTGTCTTGTCGCTCTGGGTTGTTGTCTTTTTCTTGCTGCTCATTTGTATTTGATTTTATTCGGTTAAGAGATTCTTCAAGATGTTGAAATCGTAGGTCGATATAAGCGTCTAGCTCCTCTAAATTAGCAAAATATTGTCCATTGTATGTTAAGCCTCCGTTCTTTCTTTCAAGTAAAAATCCTCGGTAACGAACGAACGAATGTGAAATTAGCTTATTAAAGGATGCCAGGATATCGTGTTTCATATGCTTAATATTTTATCAATCATCTCTTCATGGGTAGAGTTGGAGTACACGCTGGGTGGGCGTTCAATGGGTTCTATGGCCGGAGACGGTGGAGTTTTTGGAATACAAAATCCTTGACAACCGCTTTGTCCACAATCGGCTATCGAAGGACATAAACCTTGTCGATCTTTATTCTCCATGATCTGTTATTTGATGGGTGATAGATTTCTTTTCCTTTCTGATCTGCCGCGCTGGCTTATCCTTACACTTTTCGGGAGGCCAGCCGAGTGCTTTCTTCACAAAGTTTCCACCTACAGCCGCTTGTTCACAATCTGACTGAGACTTACCCCAAGTTGTAACGTTGGTTATCCCCGTCTCTTTATCAAAAGCAGTTATAATAACCTGCGTGTACCCAAAACTTTTTCCGATATTTTGTGCAGAACTGATCGGAATTCGCTTACCTGTGCTCATACTTTATACTTTATGTGGTGAGGGAATTCCACCGGTTTAAAAAAGGTTGTAAAATTTCGTCCGGGTTGGAAACAACTGTCATTCGATCCGTCTGATCCATGCAAATAACCGGGAGATATGTGCGGCCATGGACACCCACTTTTCGAACCCGGCTTTCTTTGCCGTCCGGGTCTTTATAAACATCCATTGCGTCGCACAATGAAATGCCTTCATAAGCCTCAATTCCCTGATTGATGACTTTTTTCATCGCTACGAACGGATAGAAATCAGACATATTGTAACCGCCTTCCGGCCTTTCAGACCAAAGGATAGCAAATAGGCATTTATCTCGCATTTCATAATATTCGTATCCGGCCAATTCTGCATCCCATTTGTCGTGAACCAAAAACGGAATTCCATCTACTTTCATTCTCTTTACTTTATTTACGTTTACAAAATAGATTCCATGAAAGGCGTTTATACTTTATGGGGTGATGGAATTAGTTTACAAATGGCATTATTCCGCGCTGTAAGAGCCAGGATGTGTGAACGTGGACACAATAAACCACTTCTTCAATACTCTGACAAGCAAATAGGATATCATTGAATAAATTGCAGGATCGAACGGCTTGATTACTATTTCCTCTCGAAATATCATCCATTTGTTGAGACAGGTAAACGCGGCGACTTTCTGAAATGCCTATAGCCGTTGCCATGTCCTGAGCGGTCTCGTCAACAATGCGCATTTGAAACCCGGAAGGTTTGCCCAATGGAATAACGCTCAGGTCAATGTGCCAATCAGAATAGATGCTGATCGTGTAGGTGACGCGTCCATGCGGTTTTTCGTGCCGATCCATCAAGTGATGATCTTTCCAGACCGTAGCGTCAATGCAATCTGAAATTGCCTTCGCAAGCTCATCCGGCGTCTTTGCATCATTCACCCACGGAACGGCAATCAAATCCATGTCGCTGATCATACTACCATGAACGGCAAGCGCATACCCGCATTCCAATGCCGCCTCACGAAAACTCTTGTACAGAACAGTATAAAATACTGCTCTGCCATCCGTTCTGACTTCCGACTTATCCTTGCTCATTCTCTTTACTTTTTACGTTTACAAAATAGATTCCTGCTTGACATAGAGGGAGGGATTAAGTCAGAGAATTATCGGGTTGATAAGTAAATATTGTGGGCCATCCCCAAGTTCAATCTTGCCGTCTTCAGTATCCCAAGTATCATATGATGCTTCCTCATCCACAAATGCTGTGTCGGATGTTAGTATAATATTGTCGATATCAAAATCTTCAGGCTTTGATTTCGCTTCCGGATATATCAAAATGCGGATTGGCATATCATCCGGATGCTTCTGTAATAATTCTTGAAATTCTTTGTTTGTCATATACTCCTTGTTTAATAAGTTACTGAATAGGTGCAGCGGATTCGGGTTCGAGTAGCCATCTTACAACACGTTCATGTTCATGAAGACCTAGAAAATGATCAGCCCCTTTTATATATTGCAGATATTTCACGTTACCCGTCTGCACTCCGCCCACATTAGAGACTACTTCTGAAATATAATAATCCGATTCCTCTGGAAGTTCATCTCCCTTCACCCACCGCATCGTTTGCTGAATAGGTGCAGTGGATTCGTCCAGCCATTCCCAATATTCTCGCCCGAATCCTTGATCATAAAGCGTTCGGTTTATGTTGGCTTCTAAAGGAAATTGATCTTCCGCTTTGATCCCATAACTCGGAAACCAAACTCCCGTCGATGAATGCCGAAGGTTAAAAAATATCACCGGTCGTTCGTCTGGCGTATCAGCAGGGAGCGGATTTGGTAATTGCGGCATTCGTTCGGTACACTTCACCCATCGGAGCCCCTGAGAAGATAGAAGGCGGTAGGCCCATTCGGCACCCTCTGAAAAATCGCAGTCGGCCAAATGGCCACTATCCCGATCTACTTTACATCGCTCTTTATATTCCTCGGCAGCTTTGCCTTTGGCAATTATAAACTCTTCAGGTATTGGTGTCATTGGGGTTGAGTTTTAGGAATTTCATTTAATTTGGCAAATTCGCCGTGGTATTCAATAGCCAATTCATTGTATCGTTCAGCCGCTTCGATTTTGGATTCAAAAAATCCGCCATTTATCCAAATACCATTGTGAATTATTTGGACCAACCATTTCCCGGCTTTCTTATGCCAAGAGACACCCTTAAAGCCGGAGGACGTGCCATTACCCCCTCCCTTGTTCATTGCATTTTGGGAATTAGACGCAGGCCGCAAATTGTTCCTTTGGTTGTTTAGCCCATTACCATCGATGTGATCAATTTGCAAATCAGACTTAACCAACAGCCTGTGCATCAATATAATTCGTTTGCTAACGCAGGTTACAGCGTAAAACTTATTACGATCCTTCGGCTTGAATAAACTCCATGTATATGAATCAATTATCGGCCTATCCGCCTCATCGAAGGCGACAGTGTGATTGCCGTATTTTTTTGAATGAATCGTTAGTTCCATAATAAATATTTTATCGCCCTGTACTCCCATTGCTGTAGTTTGTTACTCATGTTATCTTTTTTTAAAAAGTTCTCGCATGGCCTCGTCGATTGCCTTTTTCTGATAGAAATGCTTTTTCCAGCGCGTAATAACTTCGGCGAAATCTGCCGCCCCGCCCATCGCAAGCACGTATATATCCGCTTTCAGCCTTTTGTTTTCTTCCGCTAACTTTTGATAGACGGATCGGGATACGGGGGACGCTGACTTCTTCTCATCTTTGCTTTCCATGCTTCTGGGAGGGGGTTAAAGGTGAAGGATTTGCTATTTTAATGGAGCTGACGCCATTAGCGCCATGCACGGCCTCTTGCTGAATATTTTCATAGGCCATCTCCAATTCTTCCTCATAAGACGGCCCCATACCTCGTCCTAGATCATGTCCGCGCTGCATTTGCGCTGGCGTCATGTAGTCTCTGGCTATTTTCCGGAGTTGCGAAAGCATCCGGTTGAACTGCTGCGCCTGACGTTCGGTTATCTCAATTTTATTACTCATATTCCTTACGTTTTATAAGTTACTCTGTTATAGGGACGATGAGAGGGGGTTACGCGCTGCAATCATCTTCACAAGCGCATTCACCGCAAATATCATTTCCAATAGCGATTTTAGACCCGCAGATTACGCAACGGCTTCCGATGGCCTCCGGGTAGACGACGCCTTTTGGGTTCTGGGCCTTTATCCATCCGATACATTTCTCAAAACCCTCCCTAATCGTTTCGCACTGATTAAACTCGGCAATTCTAATGTCGCCTTTGCAGATGGAGCAGTTTACGCGGTCTTCGCTCCATAGCTGGAAATTGAAATCGTATTGTGGTCTCCACTTTTCCAATTCGTCGATAAGTTGTCTGTCTGTCATCCTTTCCTTTTTAGCGTTTCCAAAATATAGAGGTCAGCAATTTGTTCGCTGGTATAATCGTGGTCTATGGAACAAAACCGTTCCGGATCGCCTCCGTACAAAATCGAATATTCCGCTTTCTCCGCAGATAGCCATTGCAGAAACTCAATGAACCGCGTCCGTTCCTGTTCCCTTCCTCTAACTACTTCCGCCTGGGCTCCGGCGATGAATGCTGACCGAAAATCCAGCATCAGTGCATTTCGGCTCGAAGTATATTTAGTTGGCGGATCGTTTTCATCAAGCGGCCATTTTGAATTAGCGTCCGCCGCGATCCGGTCTATCTCTGCCTGTGGTAGTGTAGGGGTCATGGCTTTGTATAAAGGGTTTTCAATTTGGGACCGTAATCCAGAACGTCGTTTATTTGCTGCTGCGTGATCAGGCTTCCTCCAATCGCCGCCTGCAACAAAAGAACAATGGCCTTCCGCGTCATTTTGGACTTGTTGATCTTTTCAAACCCATCCGACACGTCGATAATAGCCTTCGCCAAAATTTCCAATGGCTCCGGGTTTTCTTCATTCACCTTGACGGTGATTTGCTTGGTTGTCGCTTTCTTTGTCATATACTTTTCCTGTTTACTTGTTGACTAAATTATCTGGATTTACAAATTGTACGACGTTAAGTCTTTCTGCGATACGGATCATCTGGGTAGGATACTGATCGAAAAATCCACGACATACTATTGGCGTTCCCGAAATCGTTCCTTTGTGGCATTCGAAATGAATATCTTTCTTCAGGCAGTTCCGGATAATGCCAGCCATCCGCGCCTTAGATACTATTCTATTCGCCGAGAAAAGACATTGATCGCATTTATGTTCACAAACCTTCAGCATGATTGACTATTGTACCATTCGAGAAATTGTAGGACGGCGGCGTAAAGTTTATCTATATCGGCAACCATTAAGGCGCTGACCACTACTTCCATTTGGAGAATATGCTGCATGGCTTTTCCTTGTATCGGCGTTAATCCAAGGATTTTTTTAGCCGCCGGCATCAGCCATCCCCATTCTTTATGATAATTTAGATGATGTACCTGCAATGGTTCTGTACATCCCGGACGCCAGGAATATTTGTCCTCACCGAGCTTCACACCATCAAATTCCGCGATTAGCCGATTCCCTCTTTCTATATCCTGAGAAGTCATGGGTGGTGAGTTTATTTAAGGTTTTTTAGTTTTTGGGTAAATTCCGCAATTAGGCCGCGCAATTCTTCCCTGCTCCATTTGTAAACTAATTTGCTTTCTTCGTACAGGATTTCGGTTATTCCGGGCCTTTCTTTTTCAAGGTTCTGACCAAAAATAGCCGCCTTCCCGTACTTAGTTCGGTTGCAAATCTGGCATTGGGGCCTTATATTTCGGTCTACATCGAACCGCAAAAGCATACATCCCCGACTTATATAATGTCCCGCATCAATATCAGACGGCGGAAATTTATTAGAACAGGTATAGCATTGAACAAGATTGCCCGGCCCTACGGCGCTGTACCTTACCCACCGACTAACAAGCACGTCAAGATCGGTAATTAAATCCTGTAGCCCATCCTCCTTTATCTCTCGCTCTACAAACTTTTCGGCCGACTTCATTCTAAGCCGAAACCAGTAATGCTGGTTACATAATTGTTTTGTTAACGGGCCGTAATAATTGCACCCAGCAAAACTGCATTGCCCAACTTTCGATCGTATCGTTGAATTATACGGCATTTCTTATCAATCTTATTAACTTGACCGATTTTTTATACTGTTTGGCTAAATCCGTGGCTAATTTATTAGATAATCTTATAGCCAAAATATCACTTGTAGATAGTGGGAATCTTTCCTTAACTAGTTGTTTATTAGTTATTTTTCCCCAAGTTGCCCCTCTTTTAATGGCGCATACTACACTACGACTGACATTGAACTTTATGGCTATCTCATGTTGCGTACCAGCAGAATCGAATATCAACAATGCTGTTTTGTTGTCAATTTTAGCCATCGCGCTTTCTTCGCCCGGCCTGCCATGATGCAATCCGGTGTCATATGCGTGTTGAATATTCTCAGGATGATCGGACCATTCTAGCATTTTTAGCCTATTATCCCACTTGACACCCTTTTTATGGTTAACCTTGTCTTTCCCCGGTATTTTTTCTGTAAAGCAAAGCATAACGAGTCTATGTACCAAGAGCGCGCTGCTTTTACCATTTTTAGTGAGCCTAACTCTCAAATAATCAGTCCCATTTAAATTGTCTGGCCTCATTATTCTTTCTTTGACCGGGATAGTACAATCCTTTCTGATTTTATGCAAATGCGGAGTATTCTTCACTCGCCCCATCGTTGAAACCTTATATAAGTCACCGTAATCGTAACTTTTCCCATTAGTGTCTATGAATATGCAGTCTGTCCATCGTTCGCCGGGAATGTGCTGCAAGCTGGTGTTTTGCCAATGTTTAGGAGGCGTTTTCATTTCTTCACTAATTTTTCCCGTTTAGCTTTTGCCTCCTCCAATAAAATACCCACCATTTCACTAAACGTGCGCCGATCTGCCTTTGCCTCAGTAGCCACCCATTCTGCTAAATCTCCGTCAATGGTCGCGCTTATTTGTTTCGTATCTGCCATTAAAGTAATTTTATGTAAAGTAAAATAAATTAATTGGAAATTAAAAATATATTTCTACCTTCACACCCATGACACAAATATGCGCAATAGCGATTGCCTTGTTGAATGGAGACACTATGACGATAGCGGATGGCTTTCATAAATTCCACTGTACTAATCTAAGCAGAGAGCTGTCCAGATCAATTGAGCAAAAGTTCGGTGTGATTATTAGCAAAGACAAGAAAGAGTTTAAGTCAATATACGATGAGAAGCCTGGATATTATTTCCGATACCGATTGAATAAGACAGACGAAAATAAAGATGGAATGGAGCGTATGCGCGAGTATATCAAATCCCAAATCGGAGAATTGCCGCCGCCCAAAACTGACAAGCAAGCCAAAATTATTAAGAAGGCGGAGGCGGCGATTAAAACAGACCGGCAAGAAAAACTTTTCTAAAAAACAATAAATGAATATTTCTGTAACGGGGCTTAGAGCCTTTCAAAAAATGGCGTCCCACATCAAAGGGCACAACATTCTACCGATTTTAGAGTACATCAAATTGGAGAATGGGAAGGCAACAAAAAGTGTCCTAACCTCTTTCGTCCAATTTGAATGCTCTGGTATTGACAAGCCGATATTGGTGGATGAAAAATTGTTGGGCGTCAAGTTAAGCAACGAAGCTACCGACTTTTTAAACATCACGCAAAAAGGGAACAAAGTGACAATCACCGACACGAAAATACCCATAACGTTTCAAGTACCGGATTTGGTTGGGTTCCCAATGATTCCCGAACCGACCAGTGAGCGGTTCCCCATCTCTGAAAACTTTATGAAAGTGTTGGATCGGGCGCAGTATTTCCCACTGAAAATTGACGAAACTAACACTTCCTGGATGTCGTTCATTATGGTAGGTAATGGGCATATTTGTGCATCGAATGGAATCATTTTTTTTTCAGAGCCGGTTGACGAAGAATTTGAGATTGTACTGGATAACAGACATGCACAAGTCATTTCAAAACTTTCCATTAAAGAATACGCATATTCCGATAATTATATGTTTTTCTACACCGACAATGGGGTTATCGGGTTTGCAAAACAAGAGATAAAATACATCAACGTTATCAATTACGGGAAGATAACAAGTGACAAAGAGGAATTTAATATTTCCGCCAGCGACATGCAGCAATTCAATTCGGAGTGCGCCCAATCCAGCAAGATCCCCTTCGTTACTTTGCAGGAAGGCAAAATGTTTATGAACGACAAAAACATGGACATTAGCTTGGAGCAAAACATAGAAAAACTAACACCGTCCGCCCCTTTCACCTACAATGCGGAACACATGAACCGATTGCTAATGGCCATCGACGCGGAGGACATTCATTTTTTCAAAGGACAAAACTTTTACTGGGTCAAAACTCCCGGTGAAAAGTTTACCACACTCATCATGCAACTTCACACGCAAACAGAGTAGAATGCAAACGATTGGGAAACCTATAAAATTAGCTGTTGTCGGCACCCGTACGTATAGTAACAAAAAGCGAGTATATTTTGAATTGGATGAGTTTAGGAAAATCCATAAAGTTGAAATGATTGTTTCCGGTGTGGCAATTGACGATGAAAAAGCAAGGGGAGTGGACGCCATTGCCAGAGACTACGCCAAAGAAAAAGGCATTCCATACAAAGGGTTCCAGGCTGATTGGAAAGATATGGCCGAACCTTGTTTGAGGCGCATGGGTCAATACGGGGAATATAACGCTCTTGCCGGGCCTAATCGAAACACAAAGATTGCAGACTTCGCCGATGAAGGCATCTCGTTTTGGGATTACTCCAGCCCCGGAACCCATGACACCATTAAAAAGTTTAAAGACAGAACAAAGAAAATGAAAATTGTAAAAATATGATACACGAAATTCCTATCAATATACCGCCAGGTGGTCAGACACCTATCCCACATTGTTTTCAATATCCTCCTTACACTAAGGACGGTGTTTATAAACTAATCGTTCCAAAAGATTACCAAATGAAAATAGGTGATAAGTTTCCGGGATGGTATGGATCATTGAAGATGATAATTGAACGTCGGCCAGCAAGAGGTGATTGGTCAAAGCAAGCCGTCCACAAGCATCCTGACTACATAAAAATACTCGTACAGTGACCTACGAACAGTTCCTGGAAACAAAACGAAAAGAGCATATTCATAGCGGGTTTGAGGCCAATATCAATAGTTCATTTTTGTTTCCTTTCCAGAATTTTATTGTTAATAAGTCTTTGTCTGCCGGGAAATACGGAGTGTTCAGCGGGACAGGAACGGGGAAAAGCAGAATGCAGTTAAGGTGGGCACAGGCGGTTGTTGACCATACGAATGCTCCTGTCCTAATCATGGCTCCGTTGGCAGTTTCTTCTCAAACAATTACAGAAGGTAAGAACATCCATATTCCCGTAGAAAAGTTAACACGACCGCCAAAGATGGGAATATACATTATCAACTATGACCAATTGGATAACATCGTTGATTGGATTCCTGAATTTTCTGGCATTGTATTAGATGAGGGCAGCATACTCAAAAACCATGAAGGGGCTTATCGGAATCAAATTATTGACTTATTCAAAAGAACTCCGTATAAATCCGTATGGTCGGCCACTCCTTCGCCGAACAGCCCGATGGAGATTGGCAATTACAGCGAGTTTTTAGATGTAATGCCGCGTTCGGAAATGCTGGCTATGTATTTTGTCCATGACGGCGGCGAAACGAATAAATGGCGGCTAAAAGGCCATAGCAATCGTGTGTTTTGGGAATGGGTAAGTACGTGGGCCATTATGTTCCAAAAGCCTTCTGACATTGGGTTTGAGCAATCCGGGTATGATTTGCCACCATTAAATTTCATCGAACTTCAAATCGAAACTGACAAAAAGGATAACGGGATGTTGTTCAATGATTCAGCGGTTTCGGCAACATCATTTAATCAAGAATTACGCAGGACTAAGGATAAAAGACTTTCTAAAGTTGCTGATATTGTCAACGGATCAGATGAAACTTTTTTGATTTGGATAAAGCAGAATGAGGAAGGCGATGAATTGAAACGCCTAATTCCTGATGCAGTTGAGGTTCGTGGTAGTGACACTGTAGAGTGGAAGGAAGAAAAGTTATCCGATTTTGCACTTGGAAAGATACGGGTGCTACTCACTAAGAGCAAAATCGCCGGAGCCGGGCTTAATTTTCAAAATTGCCATAACCAAATATTCGCTGCCCCCGACTTCTCATTTGAGGCAGTATTCCAATCCATTCGTCGATCTTGGCGCTTTGGCCAAAAAGATCAGGTGAATGTCTATCTAGTCACTACCGATACCATGCAAAACGTTGGTCGGATATTGAGAGAAAAGGAGCGACAATTCGAGCAAATGCAAGAGGAAATGACTAAAGCCGTCAACCGAAAATTAAAATCAAAAGAAAAAATGGAACGACAATTTCAGGAGGAAATCGGCAATAACTTTAAAATACAATTGGGCGATTGTGTTCAGTTGATTAAAAATATTCCTGACGAAAGCATTGGTCTGTCAATATTTTCTCCCCCGTTTTCTGAATTATATGTTTACAGTGACGAATTGGAAGATATGGGTAATAGCAAAGACTACAAAGAGTTTTTCATAGCTTTCAATTTTTTGGCAAAAGAACTTCATAGGATCATGTGGTCCGGCCGGAATGTAGTTGTTCATTGTATGGATTTGCCCATCCAAAAAGGTAAAGAAGGGTATATTGGATTGCGTGATTTTTCAAATATGATCCGACAGTCATTCGAAGATGTTGGATTTATTTATCATTCCAGAGTGACAATTTGGAAAAATCCAGTCACGGAGATGCAGCGGACTAAAGCATTAGGATTACTTCATAAGCAGGTTAAAAAAGATGCTGCCATGAGCCGGGTCGGAATACCAGACTACTTACTGGTGTTCAGAAAACCAGGTGAACACGAACATCCGGTGAAATGTGAAATATCCGTCGATACATGGCAACAATACGCATCCCCTGTGTGGATGGACATTGACTACGGCGATACGTTGAATGGGAGAGAAGGCCGTGGGGAAGCCGACGAGAAACATATTGCGCCGCTTCAGTTACAGACAATCGAACGAACGATTACCTTATGGTCAAACAAAGGAGATACGATCCTGACGCCTTTTATGGGCATTGGAAGCGAAGTATTTCAGGCTATCAAAATGGGACGAAATGGAATTGGTTTTGAATTGAAGAAAAGCTATTTCGACCTTGCTATCAGAAATTGTCGCGCTGCTGAACAAGGAAACAGGCAGCAATTACTATTCAAGTAAAATAAATTTATGATTGTAAAAGTTCAGTTGGGACTTGAATCAAATATTCCAGGATTTTATGTCGGCTCCAAGTGTCTTATTTATAACAAAGACCGATCCATCCGATATGAAGCAGATGCTCCATATGCCGTCAGGAAAATAATGAACGGCGCTCCGAAGGCTTTCTTCTACGCACGTAAAGACAAATCAGGTATTTTGGAAATAGGTGCAAAGGCCCCTTGGCAGAATTGGTAGAAAATAATTTTGGTGAATCAAAAAACATTTCACTATCTTAGTCTCCAATTTGATTCCTCTTAAAAGTTACCGCACAATGTTAAATCATAACTATACATAATATTTAACCGAAGTATTTTCTGGTCGGAATACGAAGGTCTTTAAAGAATATCGGAGGTAAAAGCCCGAGAAACTTAAGCTCCCCCGTCGACCAGCGGGGGACTTTTGTTTCTATACCTACCCTTTTTAATTTATCGCTTATGACTTACTCAGAAAAACTACTCGACCCAAGGTGGCAAAAAAAGAGGCTTAAAATTTTAGAAAGAGATGGGTTTGCTTGTAAATATTGTGGGGATACTAAAAAAACACTTCATGTTCATCATGATGCCTATTATAAAGAGCCTTGGGATGTTCCAGATGATGATCTCGCCACCTGTTGCAAAGATTGTCATTTTATTATTGAATTTATAAAAGAGTGTTTTGCCTACTATAAAATTACCAAATTCAGAAAAGAACGACACGCTATTGATCCGGAACCTATTTGGTTTATAAGCGTTGATCCACCAAGAGCTTACCCTGGAGTTCATAGAATGATTCTTCTTTTTACTATAAAAGAAGGTGAGGTTGTATTCTTGACACATTTATATGCTTGGCAGGCAACAATATTAGGAGATATGGCTATGGAAGGTACTTACGTAGAGGAAACAACTTAAATCATGGCTGGCGACAAAAACTATTTTTCTCATGATCTCAACGCTAGAAATGACCGTAAAATAGGGGCATTGGTGAAGGATTTTAAGTCGTCTGGATTGGGGATTTATTGGGCAACTTGCGAGATGATGCATGAGGAAGGAGGCAGTTTAGAGCTTGACGAGATCACTTTTGCTGCAATTGCAAAAGATGTTAACGAGAGCAGTTCATATATAAAAAAAGTACTAGACTGTTGTGTTAACAACTATAAACTTTTTTTAATAATGGATAACATACTGAAATCCAATAGAGTTACAAGGAATTTGGCTAAAAGGAATGACATAAGTGATAAGCGAAGAAACGCTGCATTTGCAAAGCATTTGCAAACAAATGCAGAGCAAGCGGATGCAAATGCAATGCAAAATGGTGCAAAGAAAGAAAGAAATAAACAAAGAAAGAAAGAAGAAAGCGCGGTTGGGTTTTCGGAAGACGGGAAAGAGGCTATTTTCAAAAATGGGCAAAAGCAACCATTGACGAAAGATCAGCAACAGTTATTTCAGGAAGGAGGGTATCAACCACATTTCGTAAAACGAAATCAAGAATAGGCAATGTATTACGATAAATTGTGTGATTTGGGGATTAAGTTGACGCGCCGAGCCGGTAGCGAAAAAACATTTTGCCCAGGATGCCATGATGGAAGAAAAAATAAAAAAGATCGTTCACTTAGCGTGAATATTACAACCGGAGAATACAAATGTCATAACGATGGGTGCAACTTTAGAGGTAATGTTCGTTCGTCGGAAAGAAAAAGAGAAATTAAAAAATACGAATTGCCAGCTAAAGATATTTTGAAACAAATTGAACTTAGAGAAAACGCTGAAAAATGGTTTAGGTTAAGGGGGGTTTCAAAAAATACACTTGAACACTTTTTCATCTTTAGCAAAGAAGAGATTATGCCACAGACAGGCACCCGTGAAAATTGTGTGTGTTTCCCTTACTTTAGAAATGGTGAGCTTATTAACGTCAAGTACAGAACATCCAAGAAGGAATTTAAAATGTGTAAGGGGGCGGAACTTATTTTGTTTAACCTTCCTTCTATTTCCGATAAAAAGTTTTGCATTTTGACGGAAGGTGAGATTGATTGCATGAGTTCTTTTGAATCTGGATTTGGTGTTGATCCAATTGTGGATGAAACAACAGGGGAAATAACGAATAATGAATTTAGTAAGTGGGGGCAGGTGTCCGTTCCAAACGGGGCTTCGATGGGTGAACAAAAATTGGATTATATAGACAATTGTGCTGAATGGTTGATTGGGGTGGAAGAATTTATTATTGCTACTGACGGAGACAAGGCCGGGGAATCGTTGAAGGAGGAATTGATTAGAAGACTTGGTGTTGAGAGATGTAAGGTTATTTCTTATCCACTAGAAGAATGCGTACCAGCAGACGGAAATATGAAAAGACGTTGCAAAGACTTGAATGAGGTTTTACAATATTTGGGGAAAGATGTTGTTGTTAATGTTATCAACAATGCACAGTTTATTCCTGTTGATGGAATATTTTATGTTGAAGATATATTCCCAACCATGCTGGAAAATTTCAGGAAAGGTATTCAGCTTGCGCCAAAAACGCATTTTGGTGAAATGGATGAATTTTTTAGATGGAAAAAAGGAGAAATAAATCTTATAGTTGGACACGCAAACCACGGCAAAACCACGTTGATTTTGCAGATGATGCTTACTAAAAGTATTTACGACGGCTGGACGTGGGCTGTCTTCAGTCCAGAGAATTATCCCCCAGTTGATTTTTATGATGACATTGTTGAAATGTATGTCGGCAAACGGCTTAAAGATATGTCGGAGGATGAATATGTGGAAGCATGTCTTTTTATAGATCGGCATATTTTCTACGTTTACCCAGAAGACGGTCACGATATAAATTCAATCCATGAAAAATTCAGGTATCTTGTTTTGAAAAAAGGCGTAGACGGTGTTTTGATTGATCCGTGGAATCAACTTGACCATTTGCAAAAACCATATCAGCGAGAAGATCAATATTTGTCTGAACAATTGAAAGATGTAAAGAGGTTTGCGTTGCTTAATTCTGTAGTGTATAACATCGTTGCGCATCCGGTAAAACAACAGAGGGAAGCCGACAAGTCATTGCCGCCAGTAGATATGTACGACATATCAGGGGGGGCCATGTGGGCCAATAAATCAGATTCCATCATTTCTTATTATCGCCCTAATCATCACATCAAAAAAACAAGCCCAGAAGTTAAAATTTATGTTCAAAAAATCAAGAGAAGGCGGACTGGTGGGAAGCCTGGCGATTTCGATATGTTGATGAATTGGGATATAAGAAGGTTTGTAGATCCTCTAAATATGGTTCCGTTTTGCGATCCTAAACGATCAAGCCCAGCGCCAACCATGAGGCAAGAAATGATTGATGTAAATATGAGACTTCCGTATGCTGATGGGCCTGACCCGTTCTGATTAAAATATTACTATGTCAAAGTCTAAAAAAACACCGAAGGTAAAAAATCCGCCAGAGCCACACTTTCAAAAAATGGTGGAAGTGTTCTTTTCGTTCACGGAAGAAAAATTTGGTGTCAAACCTAGCTTTCAAGGTAGCCAACCCAGAGATTTGAAGTACATTTTACAATCGTTACGGAAGCGATGTGAAGAAGGGAATATTGAGTGGGTCGAATTGGAGGCAGAGCGAAGGCTTAAAAGTTTTTTGCAATGGGCTTACACAGACGCTTGGTTGAGGCAGCATTGGATGCTATCTAACATCCAAAGATTTAAAGACACAATCTTCATAAGAGCCGAACAATACAGGAGGGATCATGCGATGCAGTAATTGCTTGGAAGAACGGGAGGACGTGGTGTTGGCGTTGCCATCCAGGAAATATTATGTGTGCGGTGCTTGCGCAGTTACATACGGTAAGAACAGAAACGGCGAAACATTTTTTCCGAACGAAGAAGTTCACATCGATGATTTCAATCCGAAAACGAATGGACGAATCTTTATTATCACCGGAATCTATATCTTCGAGGAATGCGAGAGTGGCCGAATGGTGACGCTAAAAGATAAAGAGACCGACAGACCATTGAAAACAGAACTTGATATAAATTGGTTATTAAAAATTAAAAAATGAACAACGACAATCAGCTTTATTACGGTAGCATCGATCTCACTTTGCTTATCGATCAGGCAAGAGAAAAGCATTCGGCCTTCACCAAAGGAACGAACGGCCATATCTATGCCGCTGTTAATTTTTGGGTAAATGCAGAAGCGGACAAGTATGGCAACATAGCATCCGCTCAATTGAACCCACCCAAGGAGATGAAGGATGTGGATAAAAAATTGTATATCGGTAATTTCAAAAAATCGGATCGATCCGGTAAGCCGATTTCAGATAGAGATGTTAACGGGATAGGCGACGGGATAGATGCCCCACCTCGTCAGTCTTCATCCGGATCATCTGGTCCCGCTGACAATATTACTGAACCAATTTCGGATCTTCCCTTCTGACCCTTATGGAAATCCTAAACGTTAAATCAAAATCATTGGCTAGGGCCACAGTAGTCTTCCGAGATAAGTATATGTATTTTTCAAGAGGTGCCATAGAACATTACGGGTTGGAGATAGGGAAAAGAATTAGCTTTGTAACGGAGGTGGATAGGCTATATTTTTATGTCAACGACGATCCAGACGGCTTTTTAATTTGCAAAAGAGAAGGAGGCGCTTTGGTATGGGCGGTTTTGATTATCGAAGTTTTGGTTGAGAAGTTGCCCAACTTACTAAAAGGTGGAAAAAGATTTCCACTGAAGCAAACTAACACCGAAGTAAATGGATCGAGATTGGTCGAAATATTATTTCACAACAAACCGTAAGCAATGCACGTAAAATTAGTCTCTGTTACAACACCTACAGTTTCATCAATTGATTGGAATATTAATTCTGCCGAAGACCTGATTGTTTATATGGCACGCGTTAGTAGTCCGCAGAATCAGGGGAATATGGATACGGCCTCCAAATTGTTAAAATATCTTATCAAAAACAAACACTGGTCTCCCTTTGACATGGTGAACATGACGGTAGAGGTAAAAACCTCAAAGGCTATAGCCATTCAAATTCTTCGTCACTGGTCCATTAAGCCGCAGGAATTTAGCCAGCGGTATGCGGAAGTGATGGAGAGGGAGGATATTCAATTTAGAAGGGCCGGTGCTACAAATAGGCAAAGCAGTGAAGATAGATTTGACCCGGCTATTGGCGAAAACTATATTCCTCATGGTTTATTACTTCATACGGATCATAATACACGTGCGTCGGTTGTTGTTGATGCTTTGATGCAAATTGTTCAAGATGTGTATCGTGGCTTGTTGGAGGCTGGTGTAGCTAAAGAATGTGCCCGTATGATTCTTCCAATGGCTAGTAGCACAACTATGTATCTCAATGGGAGCGTCCGTAGCTGGATTCATTATCTTGAACAGAGAACGGATCACCATGCACAATTGGAACATAGGGAGGTTGCTGCTGAAATAAAGAAAATATTTATTGAAAAATTCCCTAATATCGCAAAGGCACTATATGACACCGAAGAAAAATGAAGCCATCAATCACCCCAATCATTACGGCGGGGATACTGTTTATGAGGCTATAAAAGTCATTGAGGCATGGGAGTTGGGGTTCCATTTAGGCAATGCAGTTAAATACATATGCAGGGCAGGGAAGAAAGACCCACTGAAAGAATTGGAGGACTTGAAAAAAGCACAATTTTATTTGAATCGAAAAATTCAAAATATTGAAAGCAATGCCTAACCCACTACTCACGCCCGAACAGAAAGAGGAAGTCCTTCGACTGGCGTCCGAAAGAGTACGCCACAAGACCATAGCTTTGAAAATGGGTGTGCCAAAGCGTTATATCGATCACCTATGTTGTGTAGCAAGAGCAGAGGAACAACGAAAGCCAAAGGTCGTGAGGAACCCGGAGTTTGAAAAAGATTCAGTTTTGTTTTCGCATGATCCGTATTATTGCTTTTAAAAATGGAATGCGACAAACGTCAATACGAGAAATCACAAGATGCCTATGATGACTTGGGAGGGCTAAGGCAAAGGTACGGCAGGTATAAATATTCGGTTTACAAATGCTCTTTTTGTGGCTTTTTTCACATCACAACCGTTACTAAGGGGACACTACGTCCAAATAGAAAAGACAAGTACCCCATTGAAATACCAGCAAAAGCAGAACCGAAACAAAAACGTAAATCTAAAAATAAAAAAAGATGATAGCTAGTAAAAGAAGAAAGCAACCATCGACAGCCACCTATTTCGATATGTCCATCACGGATATAGGCGAAGAATTGGAAGGTGTCATTGTAGAGCCGGAGATTATTGTTCATGCCGGAAATAGGGCCACGCTGATCAGAAAGGCTGAACGAGAGTTGAGGCAGAATCATGGCATTCTCCGTCCGGTTGTAAAGACAAAAGCGCCAAGCGGTAAACCAGGAAATAAATTTTGACGGTTTGGAAGGATTAATTACTTTCGTCTTGTCTAAGAAGTTAAAACATGAAAATCAACAACTTTAAAGTTTAAAATAATCGCGTTCAGGGTCGGATAGTTTTTACTCCTTCACAGGTTTAATTTCTTAGACAACCACCCTCGAACGCGATACCGTTTTATGAACGAAGGCAGAACTATAGGAATTGCAATACCTACTTACATGCGTCCCGAATGGACGCTAAGGGCCTTTGAACAGGTGTTGTATGATGATCGGGTATCCTCTGTAACTATCGTAGATGACTTCTCAAGCCAGGAATCTTACAACGAATTGGACGCGGCAGTTGGTGGAATGGGTAAGGTGAGGCTATTCAGGAACGGTCGCAACGTCGACTGCTACCGGAACAAGAAGAACGCCATCGAATTGTCGGATTGTGAGTGGAATATTTTGGCTGACAGCGATAACGTATTTAATTCGTATTATCTGGATCGACTTTTTGAAATTGAAGAATGGCAACCCGATACAATTTACGCTCCATATTTTGCCTACCCACATTTCGATTACACTACATTTTCTGATCTTATTTTGGTGAAAGAAAATATTGCGAGATACATGGAATGGCCAATGTGCGCCACCCTTTTAAACACAGCAAATTATTTCGTGCATAGGTCGGGGTATTTGGAAGTGTGGAGTGGCGATATCGACCCGATAACGGCGGACAGTCTGTACATGGCATTTAGGTGGCTGGAATCTGGAAGAAAAATAAAGATAGTCCAGGGCTTAACATATCAGCACACCGTACACCCCCTATCCCATTACAAACAAAACGCTCACCGTTCAGGACATTTGCACATGCAGATTGAACATCAACTAAGATCACTTAGATGAGATATACCGTCATCCCATTCAGGCAGTCCAAATTTAATTTTGGAAAACACTTGGAGCTATTGTTCTGGGGAAACAAGTGGCCTGGAACAAGGCATTTGAAAGACCTGCATCATCTTCTGATAGAACAGCATGTCGAATTGTTCGAAGTGGGAAAAGACAGTTCTACCATTTTCCATGAGCGTTTTTACGAACGGTATAAAGGTGGTTGGCCTGATTTTGAATTGATGTACGAATGGTTTGTTTCGGAAGTTGTTGCACCGTTATTCGATGAGGACTTCCTTTATCAAAAATTTCCGACTTTCAGAGTGCATCTTCCAGGTAACGTAGCGGTCGGGGACTTCCATACGGATGCAGAATTTCATCACCCTGCCGGGGAACTAAACTTTATCATTCCGCTCACAGATTCAAAAGATACCGCATGCCCGTGGGTAGAATCCGAACCGGGGAAGAACGATTTTGAGCCAATACCGCTCCAAATAGGGCGACTTATTCAATTCGACGGAAATGTTCTCCGACATGGAAACAGGTCTAATAAGACCGGGAAAACTCGCGTATCTATGGATTTTCGCGTGTTGCCGATCTCAAAGTATAATCCAGAGGCAGGAGGGGAGAGTATAACGCGCAAAACAAAGTTTGTTGAAGGGGAGTATTATAAAAGATTTACTAAATGATCGGGTTTATCCACGGTGGTCGAATGGGGAATTTTTTATTTCAGACTGCTACAGCGGCAGGGCTGTCATTAAAAAATGGAGTAGAGTTTACCGTACCAAATCGGACGCATGATCAATACCATTGTCCAATTTACCTGCAACACTTAGTAAATCCTAACTGGGTTCAAGGAAGGCAAGACATTGAAATAGTAGAGCAGCACTTCCATCATGCGCCGATTGAGTACAAGAAAGAATGGGATGGCTTGCAGGTTGTCCTTCGCGGTTACTGGCAAAGTCCTCTTTTCTTTGATGAGTACAGAGATAAGATTATAGAACTGTTTAACTATCCTTGGAAATGTATTGAAGATGTTTGTAGTTTGCACGGGAGGTTTGGTGACTTCAGGACGATACCTGGAAAACATATTTTGATCGACGAGCCATACATAAGAGCATCTATCGATCTAGTAAGGGAAACAAAGGGCATTAAACGGTTTCGTGTTTATTCGGACGACATTCCATACTTCAAGGCGACGTTCGGTCATATTTATGATTTCGAATACAGCGAAAATAAAAGTATAGAGGAAGATTTGATTGAGATTAGTTGTTGCGCCTGTAATATTTCTAGCAGTAGCACCTTTTCTTGGTGGGGAGCGTATTTGAACAGGAATCCGGATAAGTTGGTCATTACTCAAAAAAAATGGTTCCAAGATTTTTGGAAAGACGAATACAATCGGGACGTTGATACAAAAGATATTCTTTTACCAGAATGGATAAAGTTATGACCAAAGTTTTCCATATCGCGTTGATTGCTCCGAACGGATATTCCAACAAGGGTATCATGGACGGATTTATGCAGGCAGGATTTGTGGATTACAAGTGTTTCGATTTTCAACTGGAAAGATACCAGATAGGCAAAGACTTGATGCAACGTGCGATGATCCATGAGGCCGAGAAGATGAAGCCGGACCTGATCTTTGCCCAAATACAATCGAGCGACATCATAGACTTAGAAACATGGCAGGCTCTTTCAAAAATAGCTTTCACTGTCAACTTTACTTTCGATATTCGTATCAACGAGAAAACACAATGGATGTACAATCTCGTTCCTCATATCGGTTTAATGTGTTTTTCAAATCAGGAGGACGTAGACGAATGCAATAGGCGTGGGTACAATAACGTCATGTGTTTACAGAGCAGTGCGGACCCTGACATCTACAAGCCGGACGAAACTAAGGAGCGAAAAGGCGTTGTGTTCATCGGAAACAATTTTATGAACACAAACCATCAATTCCCGTTATCAAAAGAGCGGGTTGAAATGGTAGAGTTTTTGCAGAAAGAGTTCCCGGACGATTTCAAAGTATACGGCAACAATTGGGATGGTAGTAAAATGATCGGTCAAAAAGAGGAAGTAGAGATTTATCAATCTGCCGCTATCGTCGTTTGTCACAATAATTTCAATCATACTCTTTACCAGTCGGATAGAATTTGGAGGGCTATGATGTGCGGAGTACTTTGCCTGACAAAGCATTTTAAAGGGGTAGAAAAGTTGTTTGATGTAGACGTGCTGGATTGGTGGCCCGACTTCCATTTCCTAAAGGAAAAGATTGAATATTATTTAGCCAGGCCAGAATCTGCAAAGAGAATCGGCGAAGCGGGTAGGCAATACGTTTTAGCAAACCACACATGGACAGCAAGGATAAAAGAAATGATGGGTGTTGTCCAAAATATCAAATCGCAAGATGTGGAGGTCTATTACGCAGACGCCTGTTTAAAAGCGGGAGCGCATGTTATCAACGGAGTGATACCTGGTCAACCGGGAGATGAATTCGAAGGGGTAAAGGAATGTGATTGCAAGAGACTAAAAGGTTTTTGGTCCGACTGCGGATGCGGAGCCGAAAAAACACTTCAATTCAGGTGGGAGCAAAATATTTGACAATGGGAAGACTGGATAAAGCGTTTTTTGAAGAAATGGAGGAAAAATGCCCTTACGCTATAGATGTTTTCAAAAAATGGATAATCGGCTATCAAAAGAAAGAAGTATGGCGAAATCTATTTAGGGACGGAGTGCAATTCGAAGACATCCCAATTGAAATGCAGATGGGAGTAATGAACAGATTTCTTATTGAGACGTACGCGGGTCAACAGGAATACGCTGAAAACTGCGAACCTAGATATAAAAAAGACATGGCCGAATCTATAGAGCAACTTCAATCAAGATTAAGGCCATCGACGGGGATGAATTAAAAGTATTTAACTATGCGGAATTACTCGGCACAAATAGGCGGAAGTATGTTTGATTACGAATCGTATTACCTGAGCGTTGCAGAACGGATACCGTCACCTGCAAGGGTGGTGGAAGTGGGATTGGGAACGGGTAAGAGTTGCATATTTTTGGCAGAAGCCATACTGAACGCTGGCAAAGAGATCGAAAGATTCATTGCCGTTGATAATTGCGACTACGGAGGAGCAAGCCAGCGGAACGAAATAATCAGTAACTTAGTGAATAGCGGATTGGGGAATAAGATTGAGTTTTTGGAAATGAGTTCGCTTGACGCGTCCACGAAATTCCCAGACGGCTATTTCCACCATATTTTTATCGACAGTTCTCATAAATATAATCAGACCCGCGCCGAAATTTTTCTTTGGAACAGAAAGCTACTCCATGATGGGATACTTTCGGGACATGATGTACTGTCCACCGAAAATCCGGAAGTTGGCAGGGCCGTAAGAGAAATAATTCCAGCCGACCGGCTTTATATCGCTTCCACAAGGGACGGGCATGGGGTCTGGTCTGTTGTTAAAAACGACAATGTACCATGCTTTTAGACGACTGCTATATAGCCTATGTAAATTTAGCGCACCGAACAGACAGGCGGGAGCGAATGGAGAAAGAATTGGAGCGCGTAGGGATCAAAGCAGAGCGATTTGATGCGATAAGGACGCGAGATCATCAATGGGATCATAATAAATGGGGGACCATGCTAAGGCGCACTCCTGGCGCTTGCGGATGCTATGCTAGTCAAATGGGAGTAATGCAAAAGGCGTTGTCTGTTAATAAACATGCATTCGTGATGGAGGATGATTTGGACATTTGTTCAGACTTCCACGAAAGGATCGAGTACTTTGAAAAATATCTTGACGGGAAGAATTGGGATATAATTTGGCTTGGAGCTACCGTGCATATCGGACCGCCGCATTGGTACACAGGACACAATCCGCTTTTGCCCGGTATTGATTTGGGCAGGGATGCAGACCGTACAGATGACCCTCGCATATTAAGAACTTTGGCTTGCTTCTGCACGTATGCCTATATAGTGAACAAGAATAGCATTGAACAGGTCTTAGGCACCTTAGAAAGCCAAATCCCGACTTCAATAGGGATCGACTACAGCATGATCCGAATGCAACCCATGTTAAAGACGTACTGCCTTTTGCCGGGGGCAGTGAAACAGATTGATAATTTATCTGACATCGGGACCGGGATTACTCGCTTCTCTGGGTTTAGTAAGCTGAATGGAAGTATTGAAAATTCAAGATATTGGTGGCAGGATAAGATAACAGATTTTGATCCGGCAACATTTAACTTTGTAGAATGCAAATAAATTTCAGATCGGAGCTTGGTAAATTGCTGGATGAGTTTAAACTTCCTAGAATTGTGGCCGAATTAGGTTGCGCCGAAGGAAGATTCAGCCAGCAGATATGCGGATGGAATGTGGACGTGTTCTATATGATCGACAACTGGGCTTGTATTCCTGGTCAAGCTGGCGACGGAGGGTTTAACCAATCATGGCATGACAATAATCACTACGAAGCAATGCAGCGAATTAAGCCGTGGGATTATAAAGTTTTTGAATTGAGGGGACTTACGAAAGACAAAATTCCACTATTGCCTGACAATACATTTGGCCTTATTTACATCGACGCGGCGCACGACTACTACAATGTGATGAACGATCTGGTATTATCTTTCCCCAAAGTCGTTTCAGGTGGCATTATCAGCGGGCATGACTATTTGAACTTATCTTATGGGGTAAACAAGGCGGTGAACGATTTTTTCAAAGAGAAAGGTCTTGAAATAAATATAGTGCCTGATGAAGAACCGGCAATGGCTTCTTTTTGGGTACGTAAACCGTAACAAATGCTTATAGATTTCAGAGGTCTTTGGCCGAAATACAAGATTCATCCGAAAGGAGTGCTTCATATTGGCGGAAATATTGGGGAGGAATTTCCCGTGTATATGGAACTTGGAGTAAAAAAACAGATTTGGATAGAGCCGAACCCCGACATCTATAAAAAATTGGTCAGTAACATTTCATCTAATCCAGAGGCCACGGCATACAATGTTTGCATAGGCGATATAAACGGGGATGTTGTGCTACATGAATCGAACAACGCCGGGCAGTCAAGTTCAATACTTGAGCTAGGAACCCACAAGGTCGTTCACCCGGACGTTTTCTATACAAGGGACATTCCTTGTAAAATATGGAGGATAGATTCCTTATTTCCGAACGGCGAGTTGAATGATTTTGATTTCCTGAACATTGATATACAGGGGGCGGAATTGTTTGCCCTGAGAGGGATGGGCGGGTTGCTTAACCAATTCAAATGGGTTTATTTGGAGGTCAATAAGGCGCACCTGTATGTCGGTTGTCCTCTCATTGAAGAACTTGACGAATTTTTGGCTAAATTTGATCTTGTGAGGGTAGAAACCATGTGGGCCGGTAATACTAATTGGGGTGATGCCCTTTTGGTCAAAAAATGAAGTACTTCGACAAAATATTTGTAATCTCTCTACCTAATGAAGTTGGGGCGAAGCGTACTGAGGTAATTTGGCCTGAGCTTCAGGAGCATGATATTCAGTCTGCGAGATGGGAAGCGACAGAACACGAAAACGGAGTAGTTGGGTTGCTTCTGACAATGCACCGACTGTTTACTTGTACCGTAGCGAAGAAAGAAAAAAATGTTTTGGTCTTAGAGGATGACAATCATTTCCTTGTACCATTCTGGCCAGCAATGGACGAAATATGGCCACAAGTTCCGAAAGACTACCACTGTCTTTTCTTATCCTGTAATTTATTGTCGCGTCCTGAAAGAGTATCACAAAATATTCTACGTATCCGTTCATCGTACTCCACTAACGCTATAGTTTACAGCTCGGAGGCTATGAAACTCATCGTACCCCTTATTGAAAAGAATCCCACCCTGGCTTACGATATTCTGCTCATGCGGTTCATTCAGCCGTTAAATAAGAGTTTTTGCACTCTGCCAATGTTGAGTAACCAGCGCCCAGGATATTCGAGCATCGAAAAACGAGACATAGATTGGTCTGCTTACCAAGCTCAGTCCTTTAAAATGTATACCCACAACATATAGTGCCGAAACTTAGATTCGATATCGAAAACGACAATTTCGACCTCTTGTTCGCTAAGTTGGCCGAGAACATGGGGCCTTTGGAAAAGAGCCAGTTGCCCAAAGAATTAATGTTTAAAATGTTCCGGCGCGGGGCCGTGTATGATGCCAAATCTTCTAACAAACTTGGTTTAGCTGGGAAGATGTATGTGCTGCTAAAAGCGTTAAATAAACGCTGGATTTTGATGGTAGAGGACGAGAAGGAGGGCATGACTGAGGGCGAGTTTCTGGCTTGGAAGGCGTCTTTAAAGAAAGGAGGGAATACCGTTGAGGAAGCTGGAAAGCTAATTTCGCACGGAGATTTCTGTTTGGCGGGAAAAGAATTGATGGATACGTATGGGAGGATGAATTCCTTATCAGTTAGCCCAGCATACAACTTTTTAATTCAGAATAAAAATCAAAAAAATACAAAGATTGGCGAATATAAGACGCAAATGGAGTATATCTGCCGATTTTTATCCTTTTACGAATCCCAAAAGAAGAAGTGGGTAATGAGCATAGGCATCGGAATGCCCGAATTCCTAGTCCTTATTTTCCTCTACCACGGCCGGGAAATGGTTAGCAGTCAGATATATAAAGAGGTTTACAAGTACGCTTACAACGCCAGCGGCACTCAAATAAGACTAGCCTTCGGCAGCCTGCAAAGGAAAGGATTGGTGGATAAGATCGGGCGAAGCAAGGGCGTTAAACTCAGAATTACAGCATTGGGGATAGCTATGGCGAACGACATTATTTCGAAGTATGCCGTTAATTGCTGAATTTTATTCTGTCTGTTTTGGTGTTTCACGAAAAGTTCCACGATTTCGTATATTTGGTTCCACGGATGTTCCACAAAGAACGTCTAGTAGAAGTTAAAATGATAATCAGGTCAAAAAAAGGACATCGGAAAGCTGATTGCTCTAACTGCGGGCATCCTATAGAACCTGAGTTATTGGCTAAAAAACAGGCTTATTGCCGGACCTGCAAATCAGAGTACATGGCTAACTGGCATTCTAATAGAAGGGAATTGATTGGGAAAGCCCTTGAATTCTATAAATTGCATAATGGCTAAAGGGAATATTATACAGTTAATGGACGGCTTATACGAATATTCTTTGCCGCCTGAGCCCAGAGACGAAAAGCTAATTCTGAACTACGATAAGAAAAAAGAGGACCAGATATGGCGGCGGCCGGAGATAAGAGACGTAAAGAGGATGACGGTAAGAGAGAGGGGAGAGTACATCGAAAAAATGGACGACTACTTCTATAACGGGATGTGGATGTTCATTGGCGGTGAGTTGATTTGGATAACAGGAATGCATTGGGACTTCATGCAGATGTCTAAATGGGAGTTTGGGTATGCTCAATATTTGGAGCAGCAGCGGTTTGACTTTTACTTCCGGGACTTGGTGCGGAAAGACCCTTATTGTTACGGCAAAGCGATTTTAAAGTGCAGGCGGTGCGGAATCACAACGGAGGAATTAGAGGAAGCAATATATACCCTTATTGAAGATGAAAACCACAAGATTGCACTACAAAGCACTGATCACCCGAAATGCATCCAATCGCTTTTGCGACCAATCATTGATTCGTACATGGAAAGGCCCCGCTGGATGCGAGGGATGTTCTATGCGCCCAACGGGAAAAAGCCGAGGAATGCCTTAGAGCTTGTCAATAATAAGGTTGATGTTTTAAACGATGTGCCTGACGATTATTTGAAGGGTACTGTTATGGCCTATCCCACCGTTGCCCATGCGGTAGACACCTACAAGAAGAAGCTGATTATAATGGACGAAGCCTTTAAATGGACGGAGGCATCCATTGAAGAAACGCTTGGGGTCAACAAAAAATGCGTGGTGGAATATGGGATCAAAGGAAAGGTCGATGTGCTTTCCACGATGGGAGATTCAGACGACGTTGCCCAGTCCGTTAAAGAAGGGTGCAAAATAGTCTATGATAGTAATCCAAAGATAAGGGATGCCAACGGTAGAACGACTAGCGGACTTTACGAATGGTTTATTAGCGCCATTCATTCAGCGGATATTCCAGAGGAACACCGCGACCCAGCTTATACAAAGTTCGGAAAAATAAACAAGGATAGCGCCGAAGCCTATGTAAAAGGGGAAGTTAATAAACATCCGGCTAATTCCAAAGCGAGAATCTTTGAAATGCGCCGGTTGCCATTGATAAGGAAACACGGATTGCTGGCAGCGACGAGCAAGGATTATCTACCGGCATTAAGGATGCAAGATAGACTTGACGCACTGAACCTTTTGCCGAGAGACAAAAAACCGTATGTAAGAGGCAACTTTAGTATGCCGGATATGAAAGGGCGAGTTTCATTTGAACCAGATGAAGGTGGGATATGGTTGATCGCTATCCACCCATTTTTTTCGGCAGAACGGAATATTGATACTAGAAATAGATGGCGGAGCAGTGTAAAAGGTCAGTATTTGAAACCTACCAATCCTGAATTTGTAATTGGGTACGACCCCATAAAGTTTAAGAAGAAAAACACTACAAGCAAAAACTTGTCATTAGCCTGCTTGGTTGTCTGGAAAAAGTTTGATTATTTTGGCAGTGGAGTTGTAAATGAGTATTGTGCGTTGATGTTGCATAGGCCAGATGATCCAAAAGACGCACACTTCGAAGCGGTAAAAGCCTGTAGGTATTACGGCGCTCCGATAAAAGTGGAAAGAAACGTAGGGGATACCGATGATGTCTTTATAGATAACGGGATGGAAGATTTCTTATTGACTGACAAGAAAGGAATTTTCGGGATGCACACGACAGATAAGACAACCGAGAATGGCGTTCAGCGGTTGGCCACTAAATTTGCCGCTCCAAAAAATCCGGAGGAAGATAAAGATCAGGTAGAGTGCTATCCTTTTGAAGATGGGCTTTTGGATTTCATTAACTTTGACATTGCCAATTCTCAAAATTCCCACGTAACGATGGCGACAATCATGTGTGAATATGGAGCCGATCAACTTGTATTTACAAACACTACAGACAACAGCGTACAACGGATGCTAAAAGCGTCTCAATCTGTGTTCCCTCCGGTCAGATGATAAATAAAAAACAAAAATAAATATATGATCCCGGTTCCAAACTTAGACTTAGTGTTAATCATCCCTGAAAAATTAGAGGATGAAATTGATTTAGGAGAAACAAAAATAGTCAAGTCGGATATTCAAAAAGAGAACGAAAAAAAAGCCCAGAATCGGGGAACTATATTTGCGGTCGGCGACGATGTGAAGTTCTGGAAAAAGGGGGACTTTGTGTCATTTTATCGGGCCGCAAGCACTAAAATAGAAGAGGATGGGAAGGTTTATTTTACCATAAATCATCAGAACATTCTTTGCAAATTCGTGACAGATGGGAAAAAATAAAAGAAGCGTATTCGATAGGGTTAACCATTTCTATGATCGGCTATCTATCATCCCGGCTCCAGACCGTGTACTTATCCGGATCACACAACAGCAGATTCAGGATTTGATCAGCAAGGAAATTGTCCTAGAAGATGGGACGAAGAAAAGATTATTCTTCGAGCCGATCCATTTTGAGGAGGGGTACGAGCGAAGATTTCAACAAAACGTTTGTGTAGGAGAGTGCATAGCTGTGGGGATAAGTGTGCATGATGTAGAAGTAGGGGACACACTTATTCTGGATTATCTCGTGTCTAATTTGACCGACGACTGCATAGGTTTTGTAAAAAAGGACCAATTGATTTCTATAGTGGCGCACACGACCTACCATGATACAAACTCACCCCTTATTAATGGAAGGAGAGCATGGGTAAAAGGAGATTATAATCATATATCCAGGATATTGGGGATTGTGAGAGGGGAGGAATTGATTCCGTTCGACCCATATGTTTTTATGGAGTACAAACCAGATTACCTAAAAATAGTAAGTGCAAGAGGGGAAGCAATGAGGGAAACAAATCCAGTCGTAGTCAGAAAAGTGATTGCCGTTCCTGAAGATTGTATTTTCAAATGCGGGCAGGCAATTTTTTTGAAAAAGGACGATTGGTTCGACAGAGAAATAGCGGCGTATCGTATTGCCGTCGCATTTAAAGGGGATATACTTTTAGCTGATGACGAAATTTCTTGTAAATAAGATCAACGAAAGCGGATTAATTGGTGAGGCGACCGATTCTCGTTCCGTCTCTCATAATCTAATGCTGATAAGTCAATCTTATTTTGACGGCTTTATGGTTGAATTGGAGAACGGAAATTTGCCCTATGCTATCCAGATATGCGTCTGCGGTCGATACATCACGTATATAGAAGTATCAAAGGATTACAAGTCATGGCTGATGCGATTTTATGACCTGCGAAACGATAATGATCTTGCCTTAGATGCCGCGAAGTTCATTCAAGAAAATTGGTATGGCTCCTACTATTTCAACTGGTTTATGCAGCTTTTTGAACGGCTAAAAGACCACTACTCCAACAACTACGATGCCGCCGAACTCCTTCTTGTAGAAAACGCTGGGTTGCTGCTAAACTGAATTTTTCCGCAGAAAATAGAAATATTTGCTAGTTTTATAGAAATTCTGTAAATGGCCAAGGAGAAAAAAGACTCGAAAAAGCCCTCCCTTAAAGATAGGACCAATTTTTTCAGTGATTTATCGTATTTCCCGATTGACCTTAAGAATGAGGTCTGGGCGGCTCAGGTAATTTATTTTGCAAAGAAAAATTGTAAGAGGTTTCTTGATCCCAAGCGGGCGATAAAATACAGAAAGACAGATTTGCTAGAGATTGATGAAAAAGAAATGGATCAAATGTTTGATCCCATAACTCCCGAAGGCGGCGGCGGACTTGCCACCTATGTAACCGCTGATCGAAAAGCCAATCCGGTCTATATTCACTTACTCAATAACATGCGGGCCGAAATTCAGCGCATGGGCAAACAGATAGAAGCCAATTTTACCGATAAATACTCTAAGACACGTAAGATGAGAGACAGCTATAAGGCCCTTTATAGCCGTCAAGTTCGTTGGATCATCAATGACTTTTGTAAAGAGTTGGGTATCCCAGGCATCTCCGAAAGTCAAGATCCATACAAGTGGATCAAAAACTTTTCAGAACACCAACAAAAAGGAAACGACGGAAAGGAGATGGGTAACGACGTAGTTTCAAAATTTTCCGACCTAATAAAAAACAAAATCGAGAGCAATGAAGATTTGATGCTTTATAACGAAATGGTCTATAAGGGGGATTATGAACAGGCTATTGAAAAAGGCATCGATTACTATATGTTCAAACTCAACCGCTGGGATGATCGATGGGCGGATGAAGTCTTTGATAATCTCAGGCACTTTAATAAAGAATGTTTAGAATGGTATACCGACAGGATAACCGGACGGCCAGTGATAGAGGGATTTGATCCGGCCATTTTATTTATCAGCCCATTTCGAAGAAAAGATGGTGAAGATATTCAGTATTATTTCATTGAATATGAGATAACTTTTGCTGACTTTGTAAAAACATGCGGATTCGGATTGAAGCCGGAAAAGCTAAAAGAAGTTTTCCTTTGGAATAAAAGTCAAGGGACTAGTCATGGTATTGATTGGATTGAAAACGTAGAAAGACCCAATCGAATAAGAGATGATGCTATGATTAGAATAGGCAGATGTGGTGTTTTGTCTCAGGACTATGAAATAAACATGGATGAGGTGGTTGCCAATTGGCCAAACTACGAACGAACGGGAATGACATGGGATGTCTATGTCAAAAATCAATATGAAATACAGCGAAAAGAAAAAAATTACAACGTTTGGCGTAGTTTTTATTATATACCCCCGACCGATGCCCAGTTATCCAATGCTGACTATGCATGGCAGGCTAACTTTATTTTCGATATAAGAAAAAATCAAGATCAATTTAGGACCGGAGAGGATGGGCGATACTCGAAATGTCCACTTGTTATTTACGACAACTCTAAACAGGCATCCACTACCGATATTGTACAGGCGTACATGGGAAAGATAAATTTCGCATGGAATTCTTATCAAAACTGTTTAGTTAACGATATTGACGCTACAATACTTTCAGATGAATTGATGGGTGGATTATTGGCCTCAGTCGATGAGGAAAACGCCATTAATCCTGGTGAAGGAACAGAACCGACAGGTGGGAACGAAGTAGAGGCCGCTCAAGAACAATTCAGGATGATAAAACAGTCTGGGAAAGGATTTTTAAAAATGGTTGACAAGCAGGGCAAGCAGATTATAGACCCTCAAAAATTGATATTGGTTTATAAGAATGGGTGGTTAGACAGGGCGGATAAATTTCTCGGACAAATAGTAAATCTTTATAGTCAACTTAATATTGCACTCGGGAATGATCCCAACGCGGCAAAGCCTCGCGTAACTACAACCGGAATTCAAGAGGCCGTTAAAGGTAGCGACAATTCTAAATGGTTCTTACAGAAGGCTTATGAATTTATCGTGAAGGCCACCGCTGAAAGATTTGTTCGATACATTTTGATGTGTGGCGAAGAATCGAAGGAATTGGGAATAACTGATCGTTACGATGAGTTTAGAAATATACTCGGGGTGACAGACGGATTATTAATTGAAGGGATGGAGGATGTGCCTCCCGAGTCGGTTGGGTTGTCCATAAACTATGTGGACAATTCTGGTAAAAAAGAATTTGTTATGAAGTTAGCCGAAAACTTAGTAGCACAAGGAAAGTTAGATGAAGATATTTTATATTTGCTATTGGGGGCTGACAACTGGAAGGAATCGTTCTGTCTGATGAGAATGTCGCTCACTAAGAAAAAGAAGGAGGCCGCGGCACAAGCCGAGCTACAGCACCAACAGATAATGGAGCAGAAAGATGCTGATCTAAAAATAGCACAAGCCCTTCAAAAAGCAAAAGCAGACGGAAAGGACCAAAACCAAAACAATCAGGGAAGTATAGATGCTAGGTTGTTGGATCTGGAAAATAAATTAAAGGCTCAGACAATGGCCACTCAGAAAGAACAACTTAAGAATAATAAAATTTCCGCAGATAACAACAAGGCCCAATTACAGCGACAGAACGAGACGGCTGATGCATTGCAACCGGCGTCGGTCTAAGATTTATTTTCCTGATGTCTACGACGGATACGATCTTCCCATTTTAGGGGATCGTACTTGCGGACATCGGAAAATTGAAAACCAAAATCAGACTGCGTTGCCGAATCGGTTTTTTGATAATCACTTTCTAATGTCTTGAGAAGTGTTTCAGCTTTTTGCCTGGCTTCAATGGCTTTAATCATCAACTCTCCTTTCTCTTTATTTATTTTGGCTACATCTATTTGATCGATATATTCAAAAGTTTCAGTTATCGCCCCTCCCTCGGCTACAGAAGTGCCGGTTTTTTGCTTGTCGGAAGTTCGTTGATTACAGAATAGGAACATTTTATCATGGTACTCCAATAAAGAAATAATTTCCCGCCATCTGGAATCGGTGCAGAAAAGTAAGTAATTAAGAATGACTTCCTGTATGGCGTCATTTTGATATTCGATAATTTCTTTGTAAATCCTATGGGAGGGATCTACGCTGATACCCGATAAAATGTATTTCTTATTCGCCAAACGATCTTGACGGGGGTTTAACCAAGGACTTTCTTCAGAATATGCGAATATTACGAAAGCGACAATAGCATTCTGATTTAATATGGTAAGATTATGTTTGTATACAGGACGAAAGATTGTGTGAAGGTTTATAAGTTCTAGATCAGGAAGATAATTTTTCTCCAAATCAAGAAGCATCTTTTGGGCGAGAATAATTGAATCATTTGGTTTTTGCATGAGCTTGTTTTATGATTGAAACTCCACTTCGCTGCTTTCCGTTGTCGTATAATATCCCTCTTTTGATAGATACTTTTTGTGAATCTTGATTATAGGCTATCACATCTATATTAACGCATTTTTCACATGGCTTAGAGCTTAGTGATAAAATTTGGCTTATTGGCAAACCGGTCCTTTCCGAGTCCAGTATTAGCATTTTGTACTGCACCGCATTGAAACGTTGACTGTAAATATTGCTTTCTCGGATGATAATGCCTTTATAAATTTCAACAATACGGTTGTTTCTAGGCATAGATTTTTGGAGTTGAAATTAAAAATAATGGGTTTTGTTGCCACAAACATACAAATTATTAATAAAACACCCTTTATTTTACTACTATAAAGCGTTTTACATGGCAGATGAAACTTTAACGGTGAACGATATAGTCACCCAACATGCCGCCAAAATAAAAGAAACTACCGAGGTCAAAAATCCAGAAGAAAAGAAGGTCGAACCAGTAGTAGCTCCCGCAGGCGGCGCGAATACCGAGAAGAAAGAAGATGCTCCCGTAGTTGACCCATACAAGGGATTACTCGAAGAGTTGGGATTAGAGAGCTTGGACGCCCTGAAGGAGCGTTTGAAGCCCAAAGAGGACAAGTTAGAAAGCTCAGAAGAAATAGAAAAAAGGGAAAACCTATACCGGGTAGAAATGCAGAAATACGCTGTGGAGCAAGGTCTGATGAAACCCGACGAATTTACGAAACTGGAAACGCTGAAACAAAAGGATGACAGGACCGCCGTTTACGAAAGCTGGCTCCCGGCCTGGAAAGCAGAAAATCCGGATGTTGATCCGGCAGATGTGGAAACAAGGGCAAAAGAAGATTTTGAGTCCGAGTATCATCTGAACAGCACGAACGAAAAAACAAAGGCTAGGGGACTAGCAAAAATAACGAAAGAGGCGACTGAAATGCGCTCCCCGCTGGAAAGTTCTTATACAAGGGTAAAAACAGAATTTGACGAAGATCGGTCGATAAAGAATGACCTCCCGGACTACAACAAAAAGATGGCCGGATTCATTCAGGAGAACATCCCGGCTAAAGTCAAGCTGTTCGAAACCAAAGACGGAGAGGATACAGTGCCGGTGGAAATTGACTTGACGGACGACCAGCGCAAAGAAATTTACGCGAAGGTCGATAAGAAAATGAGGAACGCCAGCACCTTCCAGTTATACAAAAAGGGTGATTTGAAGCAGTTGGGAGAGATAGCCAAAAGAGAAGCGGAAGCCGAAATTTGGTCTACACAACGAGAAACCGGACTGCAAAAAATAGCTGAAACGTTCCTGAAAAGAGGTGATGAAAAAGGTTACAAAAGAGGATCGGTCGGGGCTAAAAATCCATTCCCATTGTTACAAGATCCGAAAGTAACCGGCGGGGCAGACAAAGGAAGCGCACAGCAGCAAGTGATGGATTCTTTACAAGGAAAGAAGTAGTTTTTAAATAAAACAATTTATGGCGAATCTTAACACTTTCCAGTGCGATGCTGGGAACTTTTCGATAGATCAGGTAATCGCGGGTCAAACACCGCTAGTCATGTATGACTCCCTAAAGCAAGCCGCTCTATTACCTGCCATCCGGCAGTTGAGGGGCGGTTCTGGCGCTCAGGTAATCATGCCCTACGATGAGAGAAGCCCGGAAGCGTTGTTTTCGCAGATGATGGCCGCGTTTGGTTCCGAAAATCGGACCGTTCCGGCCAATCAGTTTTATTGGCTGGAATACGATTCCTACGATACGCTGACCTTTGTAATAGACGGGAATAGCAATGTAGGCGCTCCCGGCGCTCCGGTGACCGGCACTATTGATGCGCTTTCGTCTAGCCAAGTTGGAAACTACACCAAACCCATAGAAGGTTATTACGCTTATATCAAGGAACTTAACCGGCAGAAAGTCTTTATCACTGCCGTCAATAAGACGACCAACGTCGTCACCTTCACGCCGATCAACGGCCAATCGATCAACTTTTCCGCTTATTCCCGATACACAATCATCATCGATCCGCTCCGGCATTATACCATGCTGGATACGAACAATATCATTACGGAAGGTCTCGTTTTGAACCCTCCGACGATGTACAAGGCGTATGCCCAGACCTTTGAAAAAGGGTTCTTCGTGGATCAGTCGGAAATCAACAACTACGTGTATGACCGGGACTTCAAAGTCATCAAGGGTCTGAATACGCGTGGGGAAGCGGTGGATTTCTTCTACATCCCTGCTCTTCATGGCCAATGCGAAGCGTTCATCAAGGATAACATGAACATCAACTTGCTGTTTGGTCAAAGGGACTACGGCAACGCGAAGGGCATGGACGGACTTGTTCCTATAGCTACAACTTACGGCATGTTCAATGCCGGGTATGATATTTTTTCCAGCGTTTCTCTGAAACAGATCCTTTTCGGGATGATCAAGACCCTTCGCCGGGTGAATGGCTGTAACGAATACATGCTGATTCACGACTTTGGCTTTTGGGAAGATTGGTCGGAAAGCATCGGTTTGATGATTGCCGCATCCGGTCAGAACTATGTCTATGAACTGTTTGGCCCCGGCGGAACAGGAGCAAGGGATTTCACCTACTTCGACTTCAAGAACTTCGAAGCCTTCGGATACAAGTTTACCCCGTACATGATCGACATTCTGGATCACCGTCGGTATGGTAATATCCTGGAATATTTCGCCCTGATGATGCCTTTGGCCAAATTCAAGGATCAGGCCGGGAATACCATTCCGTTCATTACCTTCTGCTATCTGGAAGGTGCCGAACCCGCAATGGTAGACAATATCTGGCAGTTCGATTTCAGGAAACAGGGTGGCCGTACGTTGAATGTGTACGTTTCCACTACCTACGGAATCGAATTCCACCGCCCGACCGCACTGGGCCTTTTGACGAAACAGTCTACCAACTAAGGGTAGTCTTTATATGAGGTCGAACATTTGATGAAATTTTAAAAAGGTGTTTTATGGCAGGAGGTTATGTTATCCAGGTAGGTAACGAAAGGCCGGGAGAGGCAATCGTTGCTCAGGTAAACAAGAAAACAGGAGAGCCTACGGGGCCACAGATGAAAAGGTATATTCCCGTGGGGAGTCACTTGATCATCAATCAGGCCAGGGTGTGGGGACGGAGAGTGATTGCGGGAAAACCTAAAGCTGACGGGACAGAGATTGAGTTTAACACGCCTGGATACAAAGGAGAGATCGAATTCATGGATTGGGGAACGAATGGAGGGTATGCGATTGAAATTCGGTATCTTCCCCAAAGCCGCTCATTGGATTTCGAATACCAGCAGAATGTTCAAAAGATCGTCGTAAGAGATAATCAGGAAGGGAATCATGTAAAAGGAGCGTCCATTGTTCTTTCGGCCGGTGAAAATAAGTTTGATCCGAAAAAAGATGAGTTGTTTATCACCTTCTTGCGGGTTCATCCTTCAAGCAGGGACAGTAAATCAAAGAATCCGGACCCGGCCATAAAAGGGTACAGATATTACGAGATTACGGATGAACACGTTGATCAGGGTTCGATAAAGAGGATTGAGAGCAGTATCGATGCAGGCATATTCGTTAAGACCCTTTCGAACAAGCCCAGCGAGATAAAGAACTTGTTCAAAATCATGGGGGACAGGCCTGAATTCGGAGACACAAATCTGTTGTCAGGAGACCTTCAGATTTATAAAGTTCTTTTAGAGTACGCCAATGCCGAACCTGTAGATTTTTTCTACCTGATCGGTCAGTACAAAGCAGGGGTAGAGGACGCTTTCAGAAAGGCAGAATCCTACAAAGCATTGGATCTGACAAAAGACGGACACATTGCCTTGGAAGTGAATGGTAAAAAGAACTTGATCATGTCAGACATCAAGGCAAAAGGAGAGGGAATGATTCAGTGGATGTTAGATCATTATATCGAGGACCAGGTTTTCATGGCAACGCAATCATTTAAAGAATTGGTTTCAAAGCTAAAATAAGCTAAATGGCAAACACGATTTTAACAGCGGCATACGCGCTCTATAAGGCCCCGCATTTTACCGGGTACGATAGCAATAATCAGATATCGATTAATGCGGACTTGATCGGAGCTTTTACGCCCCGACCAGCCTGGATTAAGCGGTATTTGGTGCCTGGCCAAAACCAGATTCAATATCTGGTAACCTTTGAGCCGTCATCCGCAGACCTTGCAGATCCAAACATCTTAACCGGTGTGTACGTCGAACAGAATGGCCAGGGAGTGGTCATTGATTGTATCTCCGTAGCCAATGCAGAAGCAGCCTTTAACGGAACCGGAAGCCTTACTACAACCTATATCGGTCAGCCCGGAGGCATTCCACTTTTTGTGACACCGACCGCGCTTGCTTATTGTATATCTCGCGCCGACAACGGGTCCGCAGATGCACATGGATTAATTTCTCAGGCTTATGTGGGTCAGTATATAGGCAACGTGCGTTTAAGATCGAACATAAGTTCCGTATCGCATTACATCGTATTCTCTTATACTTTCCCGATTGCTCAACTTTGCCCGCAGCCGGGGGTGCCTAGCACTAGTTGGAGCCTTGACCAAATTACGGCTGGTTCGTGTACGTCTTAGGGATTGGGTTAGTAAATTATATCCTGTAAAGACAGGTCAAGGGCCGTTCATCACAGGACGGCCTTTTTTAATAAGAATAAAAAATAGTAGATGCCTCAAATATCGGTGAATAGTGGGACAATTACGAGCTTCGGTTGGAGTGTCAATATTGATATCTACAATCGGAGGATGACCTTCAATTTACTTCCCTTCACCGTAGGGCCGAACTTAGCCAACCGCCCTGTTTCATTTAGTGTTATTGATCAGGATGGTGTTACGTTAGCATCTATCAATTTTACAACGCCTCAGATACCAAATGCCGGAACAACTACTTCATGGGTGTTGGATTTGTCGAGTGTCAATTTCGCTTTCTTATTTCAGACGTATGCTATCTACGCGGCCATACAAGATACGGGAGGGCAGATTTACCAAACGAACATTATCTATAGCACTATTTGCCAGCCGACCAATTTAACGGACAGCGGTTATGTTACCGGAATATTTTCCTTAACTCCTGATTGTATTAATTCCGTTCTGACCGTTAAAGAGGTTACACCAATGGTTTACAACGGCCTTCAGCCGCAGTCGGTCACAAAAACCGGTACTTTGTACTATCCAGTGGGCACACTCGGGCCTCTAAGTTTCACCAGAACCCCAATCACAAATAACGTCGTCTACACGGGTCAATATAGTATACAATGTACATCCGTGGCAACCTATGCCATTGGGCAGGATGTTTATGTGCTAGTATCGTACATCATAGGAGCCAACGGGCCGGGAGTCTTTCCTGTGACCTGCAACAATAAAATGTCTCAGATCCTTTGTTGCATCCAAAAAATTCAGCAGACGGCCATCCGGGAATGCAATAATGCTATAGGGGCCAACGCAAAACAGCAGATTGCCGATATTTCCATGTTTGTCCTTAGTGGATTTATGAAACAGTCCAGCGGACAGGATGCCCAATTTGAAGTTGATTATATTAAAAAATATCTTTCTTGTGATTGCGGGTCATCTTCTCTTACTCAAAGTGAATTTACCCCAATCAATCCGGCGGTTACCTCCATCGTTTTGAATGGAGTGGGGGGAACAACCGTACCGTCGCCAACGGCTGCCGGAGATACCCTAATTTATGATATTGCCTCTAACGTTTATCAAATAGTAAAGGGGAATACTGGGGATTTGGCATTTACCATTCAGATAAATACCGCCATTTCAAACACCGTTCAGTACATCATAACCTTCAATTATGATACAATGGCCGGGTATATCCTGACAGCCATTGCAGATGATCCTACGTTGTTAGCTCAGTTGAATTCATTGGTAACGGCAGCGGGGAGTATTTTGGGATTAAACGGCTTGTGCGTTATCAATACCTCTGAAGTAAACTATTCCCTTTCTCAGGCGGTGACCGGGTCTACTCTTTTGGTCAATGTGGTTATAAACGGGAATACCTATGCCGCTCCTGCTAATCTGTTCGGGAACAATCCTACGGCGGTCGCTGCTTGGTTGAATAGCCTCACATTGGGAACTTTCAGCGCAACGGTGACCAGCGGCACCCTGACGATCTTATCGGTTAATAATACCAACGTGGCCGCCACCATGACCTTCAGCAGTCCGAATGTTACGCAGGCATTCCAGGCCACTAGCGTTACTTTGGTTCAAGTCTTGCAAGCTATCATCAATTTCTTGTGCAACTTAACAGCCCTTCAAGTGGCATTAGGTAATGCACTCACACTTTGCACCTTGGATTACAATAACAATGTCGTCCAAACCACTTATCAAGCCAATACCACTCAGCAGTCATACAATGGAGCCTTGACAAACGCGATTTGCAATATTTGCAACAGGATCAATACGCTTGTGGCATTCACTTGCGCAAAATTGCAGGCCCTTTTCTCAGACAATCCTAATGCTACCTTCAACTATGCCAGCGACCGGTTTTTGTCCATCGTAGGCGGAGCTTGTACAACCTTGACTTCAAGCCAGGCAGCCATGGCGTTCATTAATGCCGTTAATGCTAACACAGCAGTAAAACAGGCTTTTTGCGCTATAGTCTGCACTGCTCCGGGGACTTGTCCGGGTATTTCTGCGGTCAACTTTTCATCTACAAGCACAAGTACGATTGGGTTTTATGGCGTTACCTTTTCGCCCGTCCCTACGGCCAACCAGATCGTTACCCTGCAATACCGGATACACGGAACGACTACATGGATCACAGCCAATAGCGGCATAAATCTTTTCCCGAATGGAAATATAAACGGGACTACTCCGTATCTTATTACAGGATTGACTCCCGGAACGACTTATGACGTTTCGGTAGGGAATAATTGCGGCGGAACGCCATTCATTTCCCAAGTCACCACGCAAGCCGGTGGGGTTCTTAGCGGTAATTTCTTATTGGATAATGTGATTTATGCTATATGCGGGGATTCTCCAGTTATCCTTTACTCGAATGTTGCTTTCGGTCCGGGAACGACTATGTATACCAATTCCGGTTTGACCACTCCTGTAACTGGCTACACTTTGATTGCGAACACATTAAACGGAGCCATTTACAATCTTAATTCCACAACCGGAGTAGTAGGAAGTGCAACAGGAAGCAATTGTACATCCGGTACAGCAGGAACCTATATTTTAGGAACTAACCCCGGAACGATTTGCTCTGGTTCTACGGTAACGCTCTATACAAACGGAGCCTTCGGAGTAGGACAAGTTCTTTATCTGGATAGCGCTTTGACTACTCCTGTCACAGGAGATACTTATGTTGTTCAGTCTGCAAGTACTGAAATATTTAATTTGAATTCGTCCACTGGCGTCGTGGGATCATACACCGGATCGTCTTGCACCGGCAATACAGTTCAGGTTACGAGCGATATGGTAGGATCTCAAATTACATCCGTTAACGGCATTGTAGGATTTGCAATTACTGGGGGTAGCTTCCCTGTCAATCCTGGCGGCGAAGTAACGGGAACGCATTCGGCTTTCACCGGGTCTATTTCAATAACGATCAGCGGAACGCCTAGTGTTATTCCGTCCAGTGTGGTATTGGAAGTGAACGGGACTGAAATAAGCTGTATTGCGATTACATCAGCAGGTACGTATACTTTCCCATCCAGGACCTACCTAGCCACGGATCAGATTTTCGTTGGCGCTAATGGTTCCGGATGCTAATAAGATGTTTAAAATAAAAAAATGTGCTTAACAGTAGCAAATCATCTCTTCAAAATCTATATACCGCGCTCATTTCGGTCAGCAACGGTTCTCAGAATTTTTTCCTACCCCCATGGGTATTCAGTTCGATGATTAACACGGCCACCTCTTTTTTGATTGACAAATGCGTAGCACTATATCCAGACAATGCTCAGCTTTTAGATATTATTGCTCCCTTTGTGCAAGTGGCCTGCATTCCACCATCCGGAGGGTTAATATCCTTGCCGACCAACTACCGGAATATATTAGGAGCGCCTAGCGTTATCGTAAATAAAGCGGGTGAATGCGGGGAGGTTGTTGTTCCAATTTCCACAGCGCAACAATTCTTAACCGCTACTTTAAAAGGAGGATGCCAGCGCCGACCGATTGCTATTGTCCCGCAATCAGAATTTGATTACCTTACAACAAGTTCTTACAAGGCTCCAACATACTGGAATCCGATTGGTTTCAATACCGGTCAGAATGCAGAAACAGGACAGGTGCAGATACGTATATGCCCAGCGGATTTGAGCAAAGTTTTCATCCTATATGTACGACAGGAGTTGGTTTATACGGTGGGTTACGATATGAATCCGGATGATACCTGGACAATAAGTGCCACTACAACCGTGGATACGGAGTGGGGTAACGCGGCCTTTCAGCCTCTTTTTAAGGCGCTGAATCATTTGTTTGGAATTTACGCAAGAGATAAACAGTTTTCAGATTGGGCGCAAGCATTAAGCCAAATAAGTATAGTATGATGTTAGAAATATTGATATTTGTTATTTTTCAAGGATTGGCTATAAATGGATTTCAACAGGCGATGGGCGACGGAATGATTTTGGAAGGCTATAAAAAATGGTTGAAGAAACAGAAATTATGGTTTTCGAATCCGATGGGGTTGTGCATAAAATGTAGTGCGTCGGTCGGCGGAACAATTACTTTTTGGCCTTCTGCTTTGTACGCTTTTGGATGGAGGCCCATAGAATTATTTGCATGGGTATTTGACATTTTTGTTTTAGTTTATGTAAATTTTTATCTTTTTAAGAAAATATAATGTTATTAAGCACTCTTTCCGAACTTAACTGGCAGATGTACAATTCTGGCAGAGCTAAAGCAACTAGTAGGAGCTTTAGTAAAGAAGATGTGCTTGAATTTTTAAAATTATCTGTGGCGGAAGTTTTCAGGATATACTACAACGCCAGCAAAAGAAATAAAGACGGGAACGCCTTTTACTTTATATCTCCGTTGCTGTCTATTCTTCCGTTTAAACTGGGCGAAGCTAATCTAATAGGAATGAGACGGGCGGACATGACCGGATTTGATATGTTCCGGATGCCGCACGATGCCCATATCGTAAGTATGTATCCTATTGGGTGCAATGATGGAGGGGATTGCAAGTCAATAGATTTGGTTGAAGCCGGAGAAGAATATTTTTACGAGGGGAAGGCGGAATACAATTTTTTCAAATTCGCTGTAATAAAAGGAACTGGGTTAAACACGTATAATCTCCCTCCATGTGTTACTAAATTGGATGTGGAATCTAGTTTTGACGCTCCCGGAATCGATCCGGATATATCCAGGGATGTAGCATTCGACGCATCTAACTTGGTTCTGGGAAAGATGTTGGGGATGCCGGAATTTATGAATAAGGGAATTGATAATAGCTATACCCCTCAACAAAAGGAGTTAAAGCAAAGAATACCTAATCAACAAACAGAAGTTCAATAATGGCCAGATTTCAACCTTGTATGGATGTAATTGATGACCTCTGCTTGCGGAGCGGCGATTTATTGCGTCGAAAAAAAGGGGTTTATCTGTCTTGCTCCAAAGATGTGTGGAATGATCTGAACGAAACAACTTTAAAAATAGCCAAAAGGCTAAAAATACCAATACGAAAAGAATTCTCCGTCAACAAGAGAACTAATTCTTTGGACCTGCCATGCAATTCAAATAGAGTTAGTTCGGTCAATGTTATTGACGAAAGAGGGGTCATGCATGTTATTTACCGTAACGTACAAATTTCTGACGATATTGTAGAAGTCCCCGCCGAAAAAAATTGCGCTTGCGAAAAAAAGTGCGGATATAATCTCTGCAACACGATAAAAGGGTATGTAGCCGTACAGACTACGGTATCCGACTTTTTGCCGAATGGAAATCCTATTTCTTTTAATGCCATTAGCCGGTTGGCAGTTGGAGAAAACGGAGTGGTCTATCAAGAGAGCCAGGGCATTCAAAGGGTTTATACAAATAGCGTTTGGACGGATACGATTTTGGTAACGACCTCAACCCAGATGTGTCAATGTGAAACGGACGCCAACGGTTGTATCTGCGATACGGAACAGAATGTGAACCTTCTTTGCGAAAGTTGTGGTATTCGTAATTTTCAGAACAACATCAACCCCGGAAATTTAACAACCGTTACCGAACCTTATGCGGTTGGCGGTACGGCCATGTGTCCGCCCAGTCCAAATGATAACGAATGGGTTTATTACTGCGATAATAAAATGGATTGGTTTTCCATTCAGTGCGGATGTGAACCGGGAAGATTCAGGAGAGAATACCGGAACGTATATAATATCAGTGAAAACGGAAACCGATTGGTATTCCCACATGACTTCGGATTTGAAAAAGCATTGGTAAGATTTTATGAAGATATTGATCTGAAAAATTTACTGATTCCTTATATCGCAAAGGATACATTCATGACAGGGGTGCAATATTTTTCTATGAAGCAAAATCCTGAATTAAGAGATATGGCCGGGTCATTTGGCCAGCAATATTCTAGGGAAAAGTGGGGTCTGTTTTTGGAATTAAATAAGATGAGGATAGCGGAATTAGGAAAGACAATTGCTCCCAGAGCATTCGTACCTAGCTATATGGATCATCGGGAAGATCGTTATTATGGATATTACTATTAATCATGGCGCAAAAGGAAGAACAAATACTACCAATTTTCCTAAACACTGATAATGCCGTCGAGCGCCTCACTCCGCAAGAGACAATTTTCTTGAAGGGCGTCGGCTTCGATCAGCATGGTAATCCTTCGGAAGAAGCCGGGACAAAAGACGGAACGCAAACCGGATATAATGCCCTTGTGCAAAGCCCGATCCGAAGTAATCAAATTCTTTCCGGTATCCCAGCAAACTTTTACCCGGCAGGATGGAATAAAAACGGAGGTAGTTTCTTTAGCGTAGAAACCAACGAACTTTACTGGGCGAATATCAACCAAAACGGTAATCACGGCTTATATGTGGTCAATTGTGATACTGGGGCAGTGAGTACTATTGTGGTTGACCCGAATTTGCCTTTTTCGGAAGACCAGGAAGCGTTCATGGCCGATCATCGGTGGTCGATTCGGTTTGTCTTGAATGCCAATAAGCAGATAGTCGAAAAGTTTCTTGTCTATACGAACGGCAAAGGCTGGCAGGGATTTATAAACGTCAATGCGGCTATTGCAACCAGCGGGTTTAATCCTGCTCTATTCCCTTACTGGCAGCTTACTCCTCCGCATTTTGACCGTAGGGAGTTGCTGGAATGGCCCATGCGTCCACCCATGTATTCCCCTTTGGTGGCGACGATAGCTAATACCCCGGCGCTCATTAATCAAGTAAATCGGTTAATAGATACGGCTTTTCAGGTAGCGTATCGATTCAATTATACAGACGGACGGCAGACGACTGCAAGCCCTTACTCCTTACCTCTCATCATAAAGTCAGAAGATTATCTTAGTAATCCTAATATCTTACCAAAGACGGCCCTGTTTACTTTGTTCGCCGGGTCTTGCATGGTGGAAAGTATAGATATTTTTATCAGAAAGAATACCAACGCTGTTAATAATATTCCACCGGAAACGGAATGGTCAGATTGGTATTTGTATGATACGATTTATAAATTTTCTGGATCATCAACCAGCGATTCGTCGGTCTTAGGAACACCTTATTGGACAAGAACAAATCCTTGGTCTAACTATAACTACAATTCAAATCTGAATCAGATTCAATACACCTTCGATAATTCGAATGTATTGCAATTAGTAGATCAGACTGATTTTGTCAGGTTGCAAAATGATATTCCTCAGATCAGTATCGGACTCAGCGATTTAGGAGACGGGGAATTGCTGGTTAATAACCGTAGGAATTATGATAACCTAAGCAGTTCCGTTTTGGGCAACATGAGTATTAATGTGGCCGAACAGCCGCAAGTCGGGTGCTTAGTTCCAACTCGAACTGTTCAGCTTTATGCGTATATCGGGATGGCGACAGATTCAGCATGGTATATTTCACAAGTTGGGTATTATAACGGAGCGGATACGACAATGAGATTTGGCGGCTTGAATTATGGAGGAACAGGCGGATCGCCAACGGAAGCCGGAATAGATTTTAATATAAGCAAAGACTTCGGACTCAACTTCGCAGACAAGGATGCTTTCAGGTGTTACATGAAAGGCACTCCTTATTACACGGATGGGCAATGGTATCAAGTGAACCAGGATTTTAGTTTGGTTCCGCTACCCGCTTTGCTTGATTTTAGCAATCCAGATGTGTTGACATTAGCTAGAAACGTCTTTATATCGGGAGGTTTTTTTGTTTGTGTGTTTACCTTCACCATACCTGCCGGAAGATATATAGCTACTATTGGGAGGCATAGTGTACCCAGCGCCGGAGATTTTCAGGATACAAGCACTTACATTTACGGGATAGCGAATTCCAGGTCAACCAGCCCGGTCAATTCTCAAACGAATACCATAAGACCGAACGCTATCGTCACTTATTCTAAGGAAATAGAGATTGATTGCACTGCCGGGAATGTAGATGTATGGGGAAACGGGGCTGACCTTTTCTATATTTATTGTCCGTATGTGAGCATTTATAATTTCAGATTCATAGAAGGATATTTTCAGGAGTCGCAAAATAGTCCGTTAGGCATGGAGTTATACTCCTATCAAACACAAACAGGAGGATCAATAGGCGGTAGTGATTGGGGGAAGTATACAGACAAAAACGGTTTTTATTGGGCTTATATCGTTAGTTCAAGTGCCGGTATTTCAGACGTTCACATCATCGGGAATATCAATTGCGTTCAGGTCAACTTTGATATAAAAACCGCTCAGGGCGGAACAGGGTGGAAACAAAACCCTACTGCTTATCTGTCCGACCACAACGCAGGGATTATAGGAGATTGTAATAGGGTTCTTTTATCCGGGACAATCACTTCACTGGATGGAACTATACCGTATTCCAATATCGCAGTTTCAATAAAAGACGGCGCGACTGTTTTGACAAATGAAAACGGACAATTTACCCTCATCATTCACAACGGATTTCCAACTCCAAGAGTGAGTAATGTTTATGTTAATTCGGGCGGTAATTTTGTCATTACAATATCTGATTGCGGAAATATTCCTATTACTCAATACAATGAGGCATTAGTTCCTTGCATCCCGTGCAATATCAGGAATTATCCTATACTATTAAAGTTGGCTATATACATTCAGAATACTAGTGAACAATCGCTAAAGTCAGGGGGTATTTATGTTAATTCGGTTGTGGTCGGAGACTTGGCAGGCAGGCTTTCCTTTATGAATATCATCAGTAAAAATCCTGTCCCGTCATTTACCGAAAGGGGGAATACATTGGCTACGTATTTTCAGTGGTTAATTAATGGGCCGTTGAATCTAAACCAAGTTAACCCAGATTGGAAATGGATAGCACCGGGAGTCAGCAAAAACCTGAGAGAATCGGCCTATACGGAATGGGTGGGAGATTATATCGAGTACATTGACAATAACGGTAATGTGGTCAGTGACGCATCAAGTGCGGTATATTGTTCTATAAGCATTACGAGTTTGTATAATTACAATGTTGCAAGGAACTTTTCCACACTGGCTACCTATCAGTTTACACCGGGAGACAGAGTTATCATCATGGACGACGGGAACGGAAATTTACTAACCGGCAATCCTATTGATTTAAAGATATTGGGATCTAACTACAATCAGGCGGCACAAACATCCGGCCTGATTCCGAGCACCAGCACGGTCCCGATTATCAACAATAATCTAAGTAATACCCAATCCGTCACTACTAGTGTAACGGACGGATCAGGAACGACGGGAACAACCGTATCCCTTCAGACGGTTCAAAATACTCAGGCTATCACCATATATGTCCTATACGATCCAAGATTGACTCCACTTATTAATGCCAAAGGGATGTGGATAGAGCTTTGGACCCCTGCCGATCAATCCAGTATTTTACAGTTTTCAGAAACGCAAGGATTCTATCCGATCATTAACGGCGAAGTGGCAGAATTTGAAGGGTACGAAAATGGCGTTCCGACTTATAGTTATCCGACTGAAATTGATATTACATTTTGGGATACCTATTTATTTCAAAGGAACATAACCATTCCGTTAATAGGGGATAAGTATTTTTCTCATCCTTTCGAAAGCCAGAACATCAGCGATACGTTCGGGTATGATCTAGCCAGCGGAGGACGGGTAAATTTCAATAATAATCTGGCCAAACAGATGTGGTATACTGATGAGGCCGCTAAATCAGATAATTTTATCAGCAACGGAACTTTGAACGGAGTAGGAACTTTTATGATTTCGAATGCAAAACGGTTTATAGATTTCAAGTCCGGCGCGATAGTTATGGTTATCGCCGTTCGTAACGTAGTGTTCTTCCTTTGTGAAAATGATTTCTTTGTCACCGACTATAATTTTCAGTATATCTACGCGAACGAACAAGGGGTACAAGTAGCGAACTTAGATGAGGCATTAGGATCTGCGCATCCCAAAATCGGAAGCAACTACGGGATGAGGCAGGAGGACACGGGATCTGTAGTTATCTACGAAGATATGATTTCATGGTTCGACCTTAAAAATCAGGCATGGGTCATATCGGACTACCGACAGGCAAAGGACATTAGTTTGTTCAATCCGAAAGAAGGTGTAACGGGAGGTATGAGTTCATACCTCAATAGCAAAACAAGGGCTATATCAAACTGGAATGCAACGGCTCCAAATTCAAGCCGGTTCGATGTAATCGGGGGAGTGGATACAGAAAGGGGGAATCTGTACCTGACCTTCCGCCCCCGCCGGAATAATAGTAATGATCCAACGTCTTACGGGTCAACGCGTGAAAATATTGACCTCAATCATCAGGAAACATTAGTATATAATACCATAACAGGAAGATTCGTTAGGTTCGAAAACTTCACACCGGAAGCCTATGGAAAAATGAAAGGGAAGACTACAGGCATTCAATTGGTGACTTTTGCTGCCGGGGTGCCGTATCTTCACAATAGTGGTAATACTTCTTTCAACCAGTTCTACGGAATCCAGTACGACGTTTCGATAATAGGGGTATTCAACCAAAATCAGGAGGTCAGTAAAGTATTCGCTAACTTAGTTTTGGACACCAACGGACCGGGCATGTATATCGACTTTTTACGGACCAACGACCCGAATAGTTTTTCTTATGTGCCCATGAACCTAGTTAAAAAGATTGAGAATAAGTACTACCTTACCCTGCAAAGAAATATGTGGTCTTTCTTCCCCCCTGGCATTCAGGATGCCTTCAGGTCCACGCTGATCGACGGGAAACGAATCTATAACCTTTACCTCTTGTTCCGGTTGATTGGCGATCCGAACAACCGGGGAAAGTATTTTGAACTGAAAACTATTTATAACCTTGTGGCAGATACGGTGAATCAAAAGAAATGACTTATAGCCTAAAATATGAGATCGATACCCAAAGGCTCATAATGGCCGTTGTCAACGATAGTCGGTCGGTCATACCTTCATTGGGGTCGAATGCCACCGGGCAGGCTGTTTATGCCTATTCTCAGAGTTTAATTCAGGAGATGTTGCCGGGGGTTATCCTATACCGGATTGAGACTTTGAACGGAAATTTGGGCGGAATCGTAGCTATAAACACGAATCCAGGGGCGGTAGGGATAGTTTTTACGGTCCTCCGTCCCGCTGCTGTCCCTTTTTCTAGCGGAATATCACAGATAATCAATACATTTATACAGCAAAACACTTTTTTACAAGATATTCTTTATTGACCCGATATGGACAGAAAATCATTCTTCAAAAGAGCTTTATTCGCAATAGGAGCGGCAATAGTACCCGGCTCCGTATTAAAAGCCATCCAAAAGCAGGAACCGGTAGTTGGCCCACCTGCAATTCCCTTTGATAACAGCACTACTCTGTTTTGGCAAATGCAAGCCTTGTTCCCATTGTTTACACAAATGAAGACTACAGAATTTTATTGGGCAGAATATGATTCATGTGATATTAAGACATTCAAAGGTCCTGCTACCGATGGTCCGGTAACGATAAAAATAAACCCTAAAGATGTGTTATACTAATACCGAATCATTGGTAAGGCCAGAGGTTAACGATTGCATAGATGCTTTGGAAGGGGCGCTATTGGATCGTTACCAGAAGGCTGATTTCCCACTGGCCCATACCTTCATGCCGGGCATGTATATGAGAGAGATTTTCATGGCAGCCGGAAGCAAGATCACCAGCCGGATACATAAATTTCGTCATCCATTCTTTGTATTGAGGGGTAAGGTTAGAGTGTGGCAGGATGGTAAAGGGTGGGAGTTGATAGAAGCCCCTCATTGTGGAATAACAGAACCAGGAACGCGCCGAGTGTTGGATGTAATAGAAGATTGTAATTGGATAACTATCCACAGCAATCCTGATGATACTGAAGATTTGGAAGAAATCGAGGCCAGAATAATCGAGCATCATACGAATAATCTTTTGACAAATGAGACTTAATTTCGGAGATAGCTTTCAGAGAACTTGGGTTTCCGTTGGCGTCGCAGGTGTCAGCGCCGGGCTTTCAATATACAAGGGGCTTCATGCCGAAAGTCAAGATAAGAAGGCGGCCCGTGAGGGTGCGGCCATGAAGCGGCCGTTCTACTCCATTCCAAGCGAGGACATAATCAACAGAAATATTTATGGAAATCTCGCAACGCAAGGGCTCACTTCTGGCGAAAAACAATACTCCGGTGAGCAACGAGAGCGCGGCCTTGCAACATCTACGCATGCGCTCAGTGAAACAGGAGCAGGGGTTAATCAGTTTGGTGAATTGAATCAGGTATTTGCCGATAGTTTAAAAAGTCAATCCGCATTGGACGCGCAAGAGCATAAGCAGAATATTGATATGTTCACAAAAGCTAACAGTGAAATATCCGCACAAAAAGGAATACAATTCGGTATCAATGAACTACAGCCGTATGAAAGTAAACTAAAAGAAATTCAGGACCGCCGTATTGCAGCAAAGACAAATGAAAATAACGCGGTGAATGAGGGGATAGGATCACTAAGCGCGGCGGCAACGGGAGTAAACAGTTATATGAAAACAAATCCGGGGACACCTGCCCAACCGGATTACAGCAAGGTGACACCGTATAATCGGACGTTTGGCTTGTCGGATACGGGGGGCGGAACGGCTGGAAGTCCGGCCGCCAATATAAATTATATCGATCCAAAGGCACCAGATATAACAAAAGTTGGGCAGTTGCCTAATTATTGGAATACCGATCAAGACATTTCTACCTTAGAATAAAATGGCAGCACAAGCACCTTCTTTAAGTGAATTTACCAATATAAAACCGGAAGCGACGGTCAATCCGGGGGTCATCCTTGATAGCCGCGACGCGGTACATGAACTCAACCAATCCGCTCAGTTTAACGCGGAAATGAAGCAAAAAAGGTATGCGCAGCAATTAGAAATGCTGAAGGGGATTTATCAAGACTTGGGAGCCATTCAGGAAACGCCGGTGATGCAACAAGATCGACCGAAACTGAATAAAATGATGGGGGACGTATTGAATGTCATAGCTAAAGATCCTCACGCCGCATTAGGAGGCCCCGGATTCAATGAAATCCAAAGGTCGATTGGTCAATTAAGAACACTCGCTACCACGAGCAAGCAGGATAATATTTATAACGATGCTCATGAAAAAATATTAGAATCAGATCCGTCTTTAGCAACCAATGACAATAAACAAAAAGTGGCTACATTCAATGCCACTCCCTTAGGACAGCGTCAAAAGTTTATTTTAGACACGCCGGTGAAATTTGACCCAGAAGCGGCAATGGGGAATATATTGAAGCAAAAACAAGTAGAAGTACCTTTTGCTAATTCAACCTTCGAGGGGCCGCATAGTGAATGGGTGGTCAAAGAGACCGGTACAAGGTATGATAGAAATTCCGCTTTAGGAATGTGGAATCAAGGATACGAAACCGGCACCGATGAAAACAATCAGCCTATAAAAAGATGGGCTACAGAACAGTTTGAAAAAATTAAAGGCGATCCGTCGCAAATGCAAAAGTTCGGCAATCCGAAAGACCCACAAGAATTTTATGAGAACTTAGGCAAAATGATGTACGGGTCCGATAAAGACATTGTAGGTGAAAAATCCGCAACCCGTACAGCGAATCCTTATTCCTTATTAGGGATGAGAGAAAATGCTAACTTGTACATGGAAGCCATCAGGGAAGGCAATCGGGAAAAGCTGGCGGCCGTTCATGAGAATTTGAGATTGCAAGGCGCTCCGCAGAATGCTAATTTCTTAGTCCGTCAATATGCGAACGTGTTGGGCAATACGACAGGGGAAAAAAAGCCTGTAGAGATCGGTGGAGGGAGAATTGAGAATGAAGATGTGGTAGATGTGCCTCAAACGATCTTGAAAAACTACGCCGAAGGAGAAAAGCAGACGCTGAAAGAGGGCCAGTCTTTTAGCCCTGTCATGGAAACGATTTTGAGAGGGAACAATCCCGATTTGGTCACTCGTACGGCGGATGGAAATTTACGATTGTCTGTTTACAAAAGGTATGACGAATCACATAAAAGGCCACCGGGGGTAAAGCCGGGAGATGTGATGCTGGATTCAAATGGCAATCCAATAATTGATAAGTTTAGCGTTGTGCCGAGAAGAAATTTACTTGCTACAATGGGTAAAGGAGTGGTAGAGACTAAAATCCTATCTTACGCCATTGATGTAGCCGATAAGGCTTTACAAGGAAAGGGGAATGATGTTATCGACAAGATCAATGCCGGGGAAGATGACGGAACGGCGATAGATCAAACCCATCAGGATAAAAAACCGGCTGTCGGTAAGACGTACACCCTGAACGGTAAAAAATTCACTCAGGATCAAGTCGAAAAAGGCGCTAAGAAATATAAAATGAGTGTCGCGGATTATCTCAAACAAACGGGTATGCAATAATGGGCGGAACTACTACCAGATATGATAACGAAGGGCTTCCAATTCCGGTAGCTTCTCAAAAGGATACCTCTATTTTGGACGAAGATGGATTGCCAGTTCCAAAAAAAAAAGGCTCCGATGGCTCTCCTTCTCCTTCGGATTCTTTACCGATACCTTCGCAGACGGAACCACACGTAGATACTGGGGGTTCAAATCCGAAACAAGTAACGGCGAACTACAAGAATAATGTTCTCACGCCAAAAGACGTAGGGTCAGCCCCTATGCCCGTTGGTCCGCCTCTCGAACAGATTTCAAGCGCACTCAACAACAAGGGTAAGAATCTTTCGGATTGGTCAAAATCTTCTTCTGACAACTACGTAAAGTCATTGGTCGATCAGCATAAGGCTGTCCAGGAACAAATCAATCAGGTAACGGCAAGTGCTAAAAACACGGCTATATACAACGCAAACAATCCGGGCGGTCTGGACAAGTTGCAGGATAGCGAAAAATACTACAGGGGGCAGATACAAAAATCATACGATGAAAGCAAAAGGAAGGCCGTACCTGAAATTGTCGATCATTTAAAAAATGTCGTAGGTGTATCCGATTGGGTAGATGCCTATAACAAACCGGATCAGGATGTATTGGGTATCAAAATGAAAAGCCCCCTTCAATGGAATGCCGATACCCACAAGTTAACGCCACAGTCTACGGAATGGGTTATTAAGCACGTCGATGACTTTATGAACAAAAAAGGGGACGCGGCTATTAATGCACAAGTTTCAGGTGATTTGGATAAAAAGGATCGTACCTATCAGGACGTATCAAAATCGGTTGTTGATTACCTGAATACTATTCCTGTCCAGAAAAAGCAGAAAGAGTATACCGACGAATTCACTAGAAGGCACCCGGAACTTAGGGACGCCTTCAATGCGAATAAAGAGGTTAACGAATATTTTTCGAAGGATAAAATATCCGATCTTAACGCCAAAGTAAACATAGACAGAGATAAGGATATTCTCACTACGCAACATAAATATTTCGGTAAAGGTGGATTAGCTTATCAGAATAAAGACTTTGTTGACATTCAGGAAAAATACGCCAAATTAGTAGGTGAGGGAAAGATGACCGATGAGGTGGCGAGAAAGCAAGTCGAGGCAGAGTTAAAGCAGAATCCGGCGCTCAAATCACTGAATGACAACTACGAAACGGAGATTCGAAAGATAACCGAAAAAACGCAAAAGGATTTTGAGGGATACATTGTCGCCGGGCTTAAAAAAGACAAACCTAAGTTCACCATCTACAAAGACGGTACGGTAGGGCTGTCCGGGATGGACGAAGACAAGTACAAAAACTTAGTTAAACGATATGAAGGCGGGCTGAATGCTATAGCTATCGGGATGGGTATTGATTCCAATGAGGCGTGGCAGAAAGAAGCCGATAAGAAAGCTAAATCCGTCGGGGCGTTTTGGGGATCGGTTGGCGGGGCCATGAGCGACCTATCCGGGGCCATGTCTAAGTATGTCTTCAACAAAACTCAGTGGGGCCAAAAGAACGTTCAATATTACGAGGCTCAAGATATTTCATCCCCTCAAATCGAACAATCTAAGGTAGCGGCCTCATGGAATTGGAAGGGTCTGGAATCGCTAAAAGACCCTGATTTCTGGCTATCAAAAGCCGGGTCAATGGTTCCTGTCATCGCAGGGGCAAGTGCGGTAGGATTGGCTACAGATGGCGCAGGGATGCCGGAATATATCGGCTGGTTGGCTAGCGCTGGTCTATTCACAGCACAAAGCGGCCTTTCGACGTATAGTCAAATGCTAAACACGCGGGACGCTCAGGGCAATTTGCTGACAGAAGCCGATGCGTCGCATTATATGTCCAATCAAATGAGTGAGGACTTCTTACCCAACGTGTTGATGATGGCCGTTACGTCCGGCACTTTATTCAAAGCAAAAAACATCGTTAAGCCAACTATAGGCGGGGCGGTTAGAAAAGCACTTTTAGGAACGGCAGAGGCGCAACCCTTCTTTACATGGTCTGGATATAACGACTATTCCACCGCTCAAGAGGCACAAGGAAAGAAAACAGATTTTTGGGATTACATGCAGTCGAAAGACTTCAAGGATAATCTTATCAACGGAATGATTGTTGGCGGCGGCCTTTCTCTTTTACACGCGCCCGGACAGTATATGAAAAGCGTGGACAATTGGACAAAAATGGTCCATATGTCCGAAGGGGAGTTTAAGAACTTGATCCCGCAGAACTACGCACTCGGGCAAGAGTTCGCCGGTAACGGTAATGCTCTACGGGACGCTTTGAAACTTCATATCTTCAATGTAGACCCCGAAGGATTGAACGAGGAAGGTCGTAGAAACTTAGCTGACTTGAAAGCCGGATTGTTGTATAGTACCAACCTTGAAAGGAATATCCGACAAGCCAACCTTGACCCGAAAAACATTACAGAACTTTATCAGGCACACAACTTAGCACTAGCAGATCAACATGATTATCTTGCAGAACAATCCTCAAAAGACAACAAGAATCTATCGGATATTTATAAGAATAAGGCCAAAGATTATCGGAGCCAAGCGGAGGCAGCGGCAGGAGATCAGGCGAAATTCACTTATCTAGTCAACGGTGAAGGGCATCCTATATTCATGTCGGATCGGTCATTCAAAACATTGGAACAGGAAGGAACGATTGCTAAGTGGCAAAAGGATGGTACTATCGAAGGCGTTCACAAAAGTGATGATCCTGAATTTGCACAACGGTATAAAGAATTTGTCACAGCAAAGGACGAATCTACCGTAGAGGGAAAGGATATCATGGACCACGCCAAGGGTCTTATCGAAGAAAATAAGGATAAGTTGGGCACTTTTTACGGGGTAGCGAAAGAAAACCCGGAGTCCTTCTATAAGGCCGTCGCCGATCAAGCCGCTGGAAGAAATTCAGATGGCAGTCCATCCAATCAACCCAATGCAGAACAGGCCGTAAGAGATCAGTATGGTAATGATATTGTTGATTTGGCTAAAGTAATGTACCCAGAAGAAGTAAAGCCAGAAGCAGAAAAACCGGCATCGGGGTCGGACGAACAAAAGGAGCCTACCGGGGAGTATAAGAAAAATATTCGTGATGACTATTTCGCCAAAGCCGATTTCTTTACGCCGGAAGAAAAAGAAAAGTTCGCCACACTTGACGAAGCCGGACAGGATAAAATGATCGACGATAAGCGGGCGGAGTTAAAAGAAAAGTCCGGCATATCTGTTATCCAACCCGGCGAATTAAAGCCGCCGAATGTTATTCCAACAGAAAGAGACCCGTCTAAAATATCTGTCATTCAGCCGGGGGAACTTAAACCACCGAATGTCGTCAGTCCAGAAACTATTTCTTCACCAATAAAAACAGAAAGCGATGAAAAATCCAAAGAAGCCGAAGGGCGGGAAGCCCTGCTAAACGAAAAAGAGGGGGAGGATAAATCTACGGTGAAAGGTGACGAACCTCCCCCTTCTGTACCTCCGCCTCCGGTCGTCGGACCTGCGGAGGATGGATTGCATCCTCATGACAATGAATGGGTGTCCATCCAAAAAAAGGATCTTTCGGAGCGAGTGCAAAAAGAAAATGCCTTCACTGAAACTAACCGGGAGACGGTTGATAGGGTGATTGGTAGATTAAGCCAAGATGCCGCTAAGAATGGCAGGACGTGGCAGACTCAGGCTGAGTTTGAAACGAACGCTTTACATAATGAGTTTTTCAATGATGATGGGACGATCAAGCAAGCGTTTAACCCTACAACCGAACAGCTCGCATTAATCGGAATTCGATTGATGGATATTAATGGCGAAGCTGCTGTAAATGAATTCAACCCCGCCGATGATCAACAGACCGCCCGTACTGCTTTTTTGGAAAATGAGCAAATGAAGGCCGAGCGGTTGTTAAGTTTCGGCGAAGCTGGTCGGGCCTTCCAATTCCGTCAGTCTCTTTTGAAGATGGGGGTTGACGGAAAGGTTCAGATCATGCGTAAAGCTACCTCCGCATCTGTAGGCGTAAAGATTCCAGAAAACGAAGAGCAGTTTAAACAACTGAGTAAATCGGATCAGGAAAAAGTTAAGCCGATCTACGATGCTTTCAATAAGTGGAAGGAGGAATACCAAAAAGAAAACAAAGCCCGTAATAGTCTGGATGAGAAATTTTCTAAGGAGGAATTCGATAAGCGTATTAAGGCTGCCGTCGCTGAGGCACTGAAGGGTAAAACTCCTGAAAAGGGAACGAGAGTTACCAAAGAAAGTTCGCAGAAGATAGCCGGTAAGCTAAAAGATTTTGCTGATAAATTTGAGAAATTTGGACGCGCCGACTTGCCAGAAGGCACCCAAAAGGCCGGATTCGGCCCTGACATTCAAAAGAAAATCGCCGATGCTATCCGGTGGATTGCCGAAAAAATAGCCAATGGTGATTTAAAGATCCCTGAATTAATTTCTGAGGCTATCGAACGCTTTAAAGACAAGGATCTAAGCGAAGATGATCTTTCCGAAAACATAAAAAGTAGTCTGAAAGATGCCGGTTTGGACGACAAGACCCTGAATGCCAAAACCAACCGGGAAGGCATTTTGGGCAAGATGAAAGAGATTGCCAAAAATTCAGACGTTAAGGCCATTACTCAAAAAATGGTGGATAATGGATTGGTCCGTGATTATCTCCATGATATAGCTAAAAGAGGCCAAACGGACCCGGAAAAGATTCTCGACAAGGGAGTGGAGGAATTGGGTAAAGCCTTCCCAGGATTGGACGCTAAGACCCTACGGGATGCCTATTTGAAAGAAGGCAAGTTTACTCCTGAGAAAAGTAAAGACTTAGAAGATCAGGTAAAAAAGTCCGCACAGACATTCCATGACATTACCGTTCTGCAAAGAGATATCGGAGCATTGGAAGCCGGTAGTGATCTTTATGGTGCTGACAAGGAAAAAAAATCCAAGATCATTTCCGATTATGAACAAAAGCTACGCGACGAAAAGGCCCAGTTATTGAAAGAACGTGGTCGCGCGGCCCGTGACATAAAAGACGCGCAAAAGAAGGCCGAAAGATTGGCCGAATACGATAAACGTATTGCCGATTTAGACAATCATCAAAAAGTATGGGAGAAAGCCAAGAAAGGTAAAGGCGTTGATAAGGACTTGGCCGCCAAGCGAGAGGAATTAAGGAAGGCGCTTATTAAGAACGGGGTTAAGTTGGAAACCGGAAGCAAAGATTCACGCGCCGCCAAAGAAAAAGTTATTGAAGCGCATAACGAACGCGTCGGTAATTTGAAGGATAAAATATCCGATCTCTTGAATGATGATACCGTTTCTGATGAAGATAAAAAGGCCCTCCGTTCTGTCCAAAGCGAGTTGAATAAAATGGGTGTGAAAATTGACGCCGGAGAGTTGGATGATAAGATCAAAAAGGCACAAGCCGCCGCAAGTCGGTTGCATACGACTAATATCACTAACCTGCTGACCGGGCGAAAGGCCGAAATTCTTTCCGATCTTAAAAATCTCAGCACTCAACTTAAAAAAGATAACAACTCCTCCCTTCAGGATATTCAGTTAGAGCAAGTCAAGAATAGAGAGATTACGCGTAAAGAACAGGCTGAACGTAAGTTGGCCGCCGGTGATTTTGAAGACGCCCACAAACTATCCGACTATAAAAAGGATGAGGAATTGATGAAACTAACCCGCGACCGAAAAAAGGCTGAACACGATTTAGCCTACCAAATAGACAAGTACCATAAACAGAATCAAGGATTTTGGCAACGGCAAATTACCCGTCTGCAACGTTTACAACGAGCCAACCTAATTTCCGGTATTATGACCAACGGGAAAGTATTGGTTGCTACGGTCGTTAAGCCCGTTTCGGATGCATTGGTAAGGCGGACGGTTGGCACAGTAACGACCCCGGCACTTAGAATGTTAGGGCTAAAAGGAGAGCGGGAAGTATTGAACAATGATGCTACAATCCGTTCTTTTGAGGATTCTTTCAAGGGTATGACGCAACGGCAGGCAGCCGAAAAACGAGGCACTACGACAAAGGCACTCGAAACAGCTACTACTAATTTACAGGCCGCAAACGATCAATTAAATTCACTCAAAGGAACACCTGAATACCAACCATACAAAGACGACGAATATACCAAGGCAGTCAACGATTATCAGTCCGCTCAATACGAATGGGCCGCTGCTGCCATGTATGATTTTATTGCTCCTAATTCATGGGCTGAACGGTTGAAAATTCTACAATCAGGTGTATCCACTTTTGAAGAAAGCATGGGCGGGTATCGAGGCACCACATGGGCTGATGAAAAGAGTAAACATGCTATCGGAACGGGCATAAACCGGATCATTCATACACTCGAAATATTTGGCCGTACCCACGGAGCCGAAAAAGATATTTCAGCCCGTCAAGCATTTGTCGAAGGGTTTCTGAAAAGAGCATCCGAAAGGATCAAGGCCGGAGAGCAATTGACGCCTTCAAAATTGGAGGGTATCGCTTTACAATCTTATAACGACTTTTTAGGCGGCAAATTCCAGAATAAGAATCCAGTAGCCGAAGCGATCCGGGGAGCCGAAGCCAAGGCGTCAGAAGGGGGATTTTTGGGGAAGGCGTTCGCTTTCTGGCTGCAATCGGTAACCCCTGTTTTGAAAGTTCCGTTGAATATTGAGGCGGAGGGCTTATTCAAATACACGGCTGGTATCCCTGTTGCTATTGGCAAAACCTTCTATGAGATAGGGATGGCCCTCAACGCTAACGATCTGACCATAAAAGATGGAATCAAAGACTTTAACGGCACAATGGACGCTATCAGGGAGCACATGCAAAGCCTACCAGCCGAAAAGCGGGATAGTATCATTCAATACTTTAATAAGGGCGCTATAGGTCTAGGATTGGCTATGGTGGCAGGATCAATGGCTGCCAAAGGTAATTTGGTATTCGGGGGAGCTTATGGGGAGGGTAAAAAGAAAAGAAAGTTCCTGAATGCCGATACCGGGGAGTTGGAAGAATTGAATTACGGCGAAATAGCCATAAACGGGCACAAGGTAGGTAAGTTTTGGTCAGCGGTAATTATGCACTTGCCCCCCTTGATGCCTGCCGTCATGGGGGCTACCTACGTTCAAAAGTACAAGGATGAACGTGGAGACTACAAGGATGAGGCGGACAAGGGAACCGCAGCCTTTGACGGACTTTCCGAAGTGGTTCGGACGGCATGGGAAGAATCCGCTTTAAAGAGCCTTGGAGATATTGCTCAGTCTCCTGCCAATTTATTCAATAGCTTTACTACTCAAATGGCAGGTAAAAACATATCTGAGTATTTCGATACGGATGCGGACGGTAAATTGATCGAAAGAAAAGGCGAGAATCCTTGGCAAAATATCCTACTCAGGGTAGGAGGCAGAGGCTTTGTTCCGACGAAAGAACAGGCTGAGGAAGACAGGGCCGACAAAATAGATGCCAGCCAGCAAAGGGTAGATGAGCGAAGAGAAAATGATCCTTATTACGAAAAAAATCAAAAATGATAACTTTAGTAATTATATTATTCGTGTTATTTATCGTTTATATGGGAACGAGAGGAAAGCACACACCAAAATGGCCAGATGATATTTTGTAAACTATACTACCCAACTGATGACAGCGAAGGGGGCGGAGAAACACCGGCTAAAAAAGTCGATGCCCCAAAAGATTACACTCCCTTAACTTTGGTACAGCGAAAAAATTGGAACGATTTCCTCGACTACCTCCAAAAGGAGGGCGTTGGCGGATCGGCAGACTTGGACAAACGGGATCAGACTTTAGGGCTTCAATACCTATCAAAATACAATAAAGAAAATCCTGACAAATCCATTGATCCAAAGTTAATCGATGATATACAATACGAGCAATACCAACTTAGAAAAGGAGATTCATTCGGAACAATGAAGCCGGAAGAATTGGCTTACGTCAGGAAAGGTCTCAACCCGGCTTATATGACAAGGCCAATAAGCGAAGTTGATAACTGGCTCGGTTCGCTAACTTCGAGAGAGTACTATCCTACAGCGCACAGAGGCACTAACACAGAAGGGTCTTACGATTTTGGAGTTGACATCGAATCATACGTTAGATCATTAAATGATAAATCCTTGTCGGATAAGTATAAGATTAAATCCACTCAATGAACAATGTTAAAAAATTGGGGATTTTAGGAGGAATGGGTCCGTCAGCCAGTTGCAATTGGTACAGGATGATATTGAATATCCTTGAAAAGAAATATCAACTGACCCAAGATGAGCAATACCCAGAAATGTATATCCATAGTTTATCAATGGGAGGATGGAGCGAAAGGGGCATTGAGGATAAAGAAGCCGTTAAGAAAAGTTTGTTGGATGCGATCAGAAACATGGAATATTTAAAGGTTGATTACATAGTCATAGCTTGCAACACGGCTCATATTGTGTATGAGTATTTACAATTCAATACTTTCATACCTATACTAAACCTGATAAATGAATGCGTCGATCATGTCAAAAACGCAGGGTATCATTCCATTGGGCTGATAAGTACTGAAAGCACTAACAGGTCTGAGATTTATAAGAATAGGTTTGAAGAAAATGGGGTTAAGTGTCATTCTCTTGGGATTCCGTATGAGCAGGGATTAATTAACGAAATAATCTTGTCTGTTCAAAGCGGTAAGTCTGGTAAAGAAGAAAGGGAAACAATGGAGTTTTTCATTAAATCTCTCAAAAGCAACGGGGCGCAAGCTATTGTGTTGGGCTGTACCGAATTGCCTCTGGTAATTAAGCAGAAGGATGTAGACATACCAATTATCGATCCTGGGTTCATTTTATTAAACAAGGTAACTGATTTTCTATATGAGAATGTTCCTAGCCTCAACGCTATCTGATACTATTGATTTGTTCGTGCTAAGAGCAGGTATAAATAATTCGAGGGTGTTATTTGTTGCTAACCCTGCTGATCCATTTAAAAGTAAAAGATGGGTAAATAAGGATAGAAAAGCATTTTTGTCTCACGGTTTTGAGGTAGAGGATGTCGATTTTAGGAGAATAACGAGCGTTGAGTTTAAGAAAAGAATGAAAGAATTCGATATTTTACACATTTGTGGCGGGAGTGCTTTATATATCCTAAAACTGTTGAAGGATAAAAAAATGTTTATGGTGATTAAAAACGCTATTAATAATAATCAGATCATTTATACAGGCACAAGTGCAGGGTCTATGATTATGGCTCCAAATATCTCATTTGCCTGCGATGATGAAGATGAACAAGAGGCCGGAATGGTAGGAAAGTTAAAGGATATGGATGGAATTGGGTTGTCCCCCTTTTATATTATGTGCCATGCTCAGGAAAAAGACTATATTCCGTCCACAAAAAGAAATATGGATAAATTACCGAGAAATAAACTGCCAATACTTTTTTTGAATGATAATATGGCATTGTGGTTTGAGGGTAAAAAGATTGAATTACTTCAAAATTAAAAATCATGCGTTTTTGCTTCTTTACTTACGACTGCGCAATACTAAGTGTTGCCAGAAAACTATTGCTGGAAGGGTACGAAGTAAGAGTTTGCCAAATACGCAATGCATCATCTCTCGGTGTTTCATCTTGGATTAATGACGCCGAGGCGATGGAATGCAGAAAAAGAAGGCTGTCAATATACGACGGGTTCATTGAAAAGTATTCATTAGAATCTACGCTGACATTTTTAAAATATCAGAAAAATAAGGACGATTGGTTTATCGTATTTGATTACAACAATCAGTATAAGATATCCGAACAAGTTTTAAAAATGGGCTATGAGCATGGTCTTTTCCCTATGGAGTACGATTATTTAATGGAGAAGGACCGAAAGATGGCAAAGGACTTTCTGAAAAAACATTATAAAGGCGTAAAACTAAAAGAGACACAGGAGTTTAAGAGGGTTGACGACGTTATTAAGTTTGTAAAAGAGTCAGATAAATTATGGGTCATCAAGAGCGACGGTAATTTTGCAGAAACGCTTGTGCCCGACAAGGATGATTTGGAGATGGGCCGCAATCAAGTCATATCAGAGCTTGAAGAAAACAGGAAGGACTTCGAGAAGGGTAAAATTATGGCGGAAGAAAAAATAATGAACCCTATAGAATTCACCCCTCAAATGGTATTTTACGATGGCGAACCGATCTATTCTCAAATTGAGATCGAAACCAGGATGTTCGGCCCTCTCGATATTGGACCTCAGACCGGAGGGAATGAAAATATAGTTATCAATATCCCTTTGGATGACGCCATCAATAAAATAATATTCCCGGAAGTAGTGTATAAAGAGGCTAAAAAAAGAAAAGGAATTTATATCAGGGATGCTGGAATTTTAAGTGATGGAACTGATTTGTATTTTACGGAATTCGCTGGATGTAGATGGGGATGGGGTGGAATATTTTCTGAATTATCGGCCTCTATGGACGAAAACGGGAACATTGGGTATTACTTTATAAGGCTAAAAGAAGGCGGTAATCCGTATAATTATGATGTTGGGGCTTCGCTGGCCCTTTATACATTGGATGCCGATCATAAAGCGCCGGGATTACCACAAGGTGACATTCCCATGACGATTTCCGAGAACGAACAGGATTTCTTCTTATATCAAATCAAAAGGCATCCCGATAAAGATGCTATGGTAAATATAGGGTACAGATGGTTTAGCTCGGCCCCATTGGGATATGTGGTTGGTAGAGGCCAAACCGTTAAGGAGGCCGTGACCTCTTTATACAACAGTCTTCATTACTTTTCCTTGAAAGGGATTTACTATCGTCCTAAATCGGATTTTCTGTCTAAGGAAAATGAAAAGTGCGTGCTAAATAGACTTCAATTTCTGAAAGACAAGAAACTAATATCAGGCGATTTCTGATTTGTAGGGACAAAGAATATCTTCATTTGTAGGGACAAAGCACCTATTTACTCGCTCTATAGACCTAATTTTCATTCCCAAAGGTCATTTCATGCCAACGATGTTATGGGAAAAGGTCGTAGTTACAGCAAAAGAATTTCTAGGCGACAAAAACTTCAACGATTCAAGAGAATTTAGGGAGCCGATGTATCAGGCCAAATTAATTCACTTCGGATGGGAGTTGCAATTTGCAGCCGCCACCGTTTTTGTTGAATTAGTTTGGCAGATAGCGATAGGCCGCGAGACTACCACGGAACGTCAGCGATTGGATCGGTTGTTCTGTCCTTCGCCAGTTGCCACCCATGCCAATTTCCGGGGATGCCGGGAATATCAGACGGGGAATCTTCCTCAAAAAGGGGCGATAGCCGTATGGGTACGGGGTCAATCCTGGCAGGGTCATTTGGGCATCGTTTCGGATGTGTCGCCAAATAAGGATTCATTCGATATCATAGAAGGAAGGATTTTAACGGGAAGCGATGGACATTTTATTCAGGTAAAGGAATCGAAAGGCAAATCAATTGATCAGCCTTTCAGTAGAGAGAAATTAAATCTTAAGGGGTTCATTTATCCCCCCAATCGAGAAATAGCATGACATGGCATACAAGACTTTTATCTTTTTGGCCGACACGGTTGACGGTAAAATTCTTGAATTTCCAAAGGTCTTCAATCTTAGGTGTGACTTAGTAAAACCATTAGGATGCGATATCATCCGGCAGTACACAAAGACAGAGTGTATTGTCGCCAAAAAGGTTTTTCTAATCTATTATGCAGGTCAAGTCTTTGGGAGTACTCAATTTACAGGAGTATTCCAATTTACACAGTACATGAATAATGCTTGTAAGATCGTTTGCGCTCCGGCGATTGTGACAAGAAACAATTGCCTTGTGCAACGGTATGGATGTAACGTAACTATTTTCAATAATTGCTCTGGCGGCTACAATGTAACGAGATTCGGGTGTGGTGTGACAAGATTCGGTTGTCAGGTTGTGAGGAATTAATTTTAAAACTATGGCGTGTACTATCGACGAAATCTCATACCCCATATTGACCGGATGTCCCGGACCAAATGAATTGATAGTGGTTGCCAACGCGATAGGCGGATTGGATGCTAACGGAAACTATACGGTTGGCTATGCTCATAGGACAATGGGAAGCCTTATTACTTGCTTCCTGAATAGCATTGTCTTTGTTCCATTACAGTTTACTATAGGGGATGTTGGTTCGCCGATGACGGCAGGGCAAACGGTATTGCCGATTAATCAGGCCAATATCATACAAGACAGCGTGAACGTAATTTTGGGCGGTGTTGTTTTAGATCGGGATGATGACACTCAGGTAAGCTACACGGTTTCGTACACCGGTAATACAAGCATGACAATAACTTTCAATCAGGCGGTACAAGCCGGGCAGACATATATAATAATGTACAGTTATGCGAACTAAAATACTTATATGGTCTCTTTTGTTGATGACATTTTTTGGAGCTAAAGCGCAGCTTCCGGCCCCATCCGGATTTCCCTCCCCGTATTCAACTGGATACTACAGAATTGGTTGGATGCAGGATGATAGTGGACATATATTTCCCAACAGGACTCCAACTTTTACCCCTAAATTTCCTTTCACCGTCGTCGGATATGTACATACTGGCATTGATACCGCATTATGGTTATGGACAGGAGCGACATGGGAGGAAATAGGCAAAGGGGGTGGAATAGCTTCTTTGACGGGAGTTTCTCCCATAGTTTTCAGGAATGACAGCATACTATGTCCGACCTGCGCGGTTGGAGGCGGTATCACTCAACTTACGGGCGATGGAACAGCGGGACCGGGGTCTGGAAGTCAGGCGTTCACTCTCGCAACCGTTAATACAAACGTTGGGTCTTTTGGAGATGCGGCTCATGTTGCCGATTTTACAGTCAACGGGAAGGGATTGATCACCATAGCTGGCTCAATTCCTATTCAGATAGCTGAAAGCCAAGTAACAAATCTCACTTCCGATTTGGCGTCCAAACAAGGGACTATAACCCTCGGATCTACCTCACAATATTTTAGGGGAGACCTATCGTTGGCTACTTTCCCTACTAATCTTTCATCATTCACCAATGGTCCTGGATATATAACTGGGATTACAGGGATAGGGGCAGGTGGGGCATTGGCCGGGACTTATCCTAACCCGACATTACTCTCTGTTATTACGGCAGGAACTTGTACCAATTGCGCTCTTACATATAATGCGGCAGGGCAAATAACGGTGGCTTCCAGCGGCTCAGGCGGCGGATCTTTGACAGGCGGTGGTGGCTTCTCTCCTTTGTTCACCAATGGGGTGTCTGGGTCTACTCTGACGTTTACAGCAGTTAATGCAGCGGCCAACTCGGTATTCATGAATAACACCGGATCTTCCGCTCCGGCTGCATTCTCCGTTCCATCAATTTCTATACTTAACGGATGGGCAAGCGGCTCTATTGCGCTATTGGGGTCTGTTCAAACGTTCACGGCCACCAATACATTCAATGGTGGAATAGCAATGGGGTCTAGCATCAGTTTTGCGGCAAACAACACGTATGCCATTGGAAGTTCTTCAGACGCTGCTTCTCATGTGTGGGGCCGGACGTTCAATTCCGATGCTGCCGCCACCCTGTCCAGTACGACGGGCAATTCCGCATCTTTAGCTATTGGGGCTACTTCCGGGATAACCCTATTGTCAACAGGGCAAGCGGAGTTTAATAATTATACCGGAAGCGGGTTCACCGGGACGGTAAACGATAGTCTAGTAACCATTGATCCGGCAACAGGGAAAATAGGGTGGAAGTGGGGACAACCGTTTTTTATATATGCTGTTGAGGGGACCGGACCTGCCGGAACTCATGGGGATTCTATTCAATTGGGGACATCTTACGGGACATTTTACCAACCGGATACGATTTTTACAGCAGGATTTCCATTCTTTATTACTGGGCTACCAGGAAAGGGCACGGCCCTGTCTACCGATAGCGTATTGATCGAAACGATTGCAGGGCAATTATACAAATTGCCTATTCCTTCAGGAGGCGGTGGGGGTGGTAGCGGAGTGACGCTCGTCGGTCCCATCGACAGTGCGGCGGGATTGCCCAATGGTCTTAGGATTAATGGGTCAAGTATTTATGCCCAAAGCGCATCGACAACCGTTCCGGGAATGGTCAATAATGCGGCTCAAACTTTCAGCGGTCCTAAAGCATTTGACAGCGCGTATGCGAATAACCATCTTACGCATCGAGTTAATCAAGTGGGGGATTCCGTATTCTCGCAGGTAGATACAACTTGGAATTTCGGTACATCTATCACAGCTGGAACCGCATCGGGACAAGGGCTTCCTCATACATCCGTAGCAACTGCTAATATTTATCTCTCGTTGGGGTTTGCCTATCAACTGAATCACGATTTGGGAACTATAGGCATGAATAGAGGAATATCAGGAACAACCCTCGTTAAACGGTCGACGGGTGACAGTTCAATGATCGATCGTATCGCCGATATCCCCCGCTGGAATAGCAACTACAGATATATCACTTTCGAATATCTCGCCAATGACGCCAGAGACGCGCCGATTACTACAACAACTTTCGCGGCAGCGATGGTTACCGTGACCGATACCTGCGTTGCCAGAGGCTGGTCGCTCAATCAGATTATTTGGATCGGCGCACCTTACTCCGGCTCAACGAATAATGCCCTTTTTCTTCCCTACGTCACACAAATGCAAACGACAGCGACTTCGCTCGGGACTTTATTCGCAAATGCCTACGCCTACACGCAGGCCAGAGACGGTTACGCTGCTGTTTGGTCCGACAGTTTACATCCGAACGGTTCGGGTCATTACAACATAAAGAACGCTATATTGGCCGCTATCCCTTCTCTACAAAGAGTAGGGGGTTTGGAGGTACAGGGGTTTGGGGTAATCGCTAATGATCTTACGGTGGGGAGCTTTATCCCCTATCCGAGTAAATTGACCCAATCCAATAGCCCATACATAGCCACTTTTGCCACTGGGGATTTGCTAGTAAACAATTATGAACTTGGGCGAGGACCTGTTATTGTGGATACGGAAGGATTGTGTTTTTGTTATCCGGCCTCTCCTGTCAACTATCGGACTGGTTTGTATGACAATTATATTGGCTTTTATGCGGGGGGTATAGGTGTCACCCCCACAGATAATACCGCCCTTGGAAGATACGCACTTTATGGTCAAGGTTTAGCATCAGCATCTTTTACCGGCAATACGGCCATCGGGAATAATGCCATGCAAAATGCACTTACTTCGCTAGATAACGTGGCTATCGGGAATCAGGCATTGGACGCTTGTAGTGGTTGTCTTGAAAGCGTGGCGGTCGGTTATCAGGCTCTCGCTTCCGCCACTACTTCATCTGCCACTCAAAACACAGCCAACGGATATCAAGCCCTAAATCATTTGACGACCGGCAGCGGTAATAGTGCAGAAGGATCGCAGTCTCTTTTCACTTTGACGAGCGGCCTTTATAATATGGGCATAGGGCAATTTGCCTTCTATACAACGAACGGAAATTACAATAGTGGGTTAGGTCGATCAGTTTTTCAAAATACGACCGGCACTGGGAATGTGGGAGTGGGTTACACGGCAGGAACGGCAAATACATCCGGCTCATTCAATACCTATATAGGGTATAGTGCCGGAAATATCGGCAGTGCAGACAGCACGGCGAACCTGTCCAATTCCACGGCTTTGGGGCAGAACGCTCAGGTCGGATGTTCTGGTTGTGCCATAATTGCAGGCAACGGTGCTGATGCCGAACGCGTGGGGTTCTCGATGAAGACGCCTTACGCTATGGTGGACATACCGCAGGGGAACAATCTCGACAGCTTCCCATCCCTTCACATCACCTGGTACAACCTGACGATCACATCCATAACAGCGACCGGAAGCGCGGTGACGATCTTTTTCGCCCAGCAGGATATCCCGCCATTCAAAGTCGGTTCAAAGGTCATTATTGCAGGAGTTGCCCCATCTGGCTACAACGGCACTTATGTAATAACGGTCTGCACCCGGTCGTCAGTTACTTTCTCATCCTCGACAACAGGAACGATGACGGTGGCCGGAACGATTGTCGGAAAGACCATCCCTGATGTGATACGACCGGGAGACATCTGGCCGGTTGGCGATAGCCTTAATTTAGCCGGATTTTTAACCGGAAATCCCTACAATTTCGCCTTCACCAACCGAATAAATTACTTCACCGTTCCACAATATTTGAATAATCTATCGGGGGCTCCGGGAACAGGATATCAAATACTGGTTCATCGTACAGATAGTGCTTGGGATGAAGTGCCGGTATCAGCAATTGGGGGCGGCGTTACAACAATAGGTTCGCCGTCTACCTCTTATACCAATGGAGCTACTATTTCAGGAAACACATTAACGCTAGGGTATGCCACCGGAAGTAATCCGGGTATTCTGTCCACCGGAACACAAACGATTGCAGGAACCAAAACGGCAACTGGGATATGGAGTTTCACTGCCAACGGAACTGGCATCAATTTGATTTTCGGTAATTCTTCTGTTCCCGGAATTGCCGCTGGTGGTGGAGCTGGAACATCCCCTACTATTTCAATTAATGGTACAAATGTTGGGGGGCAAGTGTTTGTTACCATAGGGACGACGCCTTCTGGATCGAACGCTATTATTGCTACCATTACATTTGCTGGTAGTTCTGGATATACCAACCAACCCTTCATTACCCTTACCCCGGCAAATTCAGCTACAGCCCTATTGTCTGGTGTAACAATGGTCTATGCCAGCACAGCCTCACCCTTAAGTTGGACAATTAATGCCGGAACAACGGCCCTTACCCCTGCAACACAATACAGTTGGTACTATTCTATCACAGGATTTTAGAGATATTCAAAAATGAAATACGTTATAACTATATTCTTTTTCCTCCCGCTGGCTGCGATGGCGCAGAAAACTGATAGCGTCCAGTGTAATCTGCACCGGACCACAGACAGCTTCTTCATTAACCGCTGCCGGGCTATCTGCGCACGGAACGCTGGAGAAATAGACAGTTTTGTCTTCTACGATGGGCGAGCCAGACATTTCAGGGAGATGGCTTTCGAGTATTATCAGCAATGGGATCCGCAGAGGTATGACGCCAAAAAACAGAAGCGGAATCTCAGGTTCATGAACCCAAACAAGTACTTTAAATGTCCCTGCCAATGAGAAAACTATTGACCATCGCGTTGATCTTTCTGGCAACTTGCGTGTCTGCCCAATCCCCTCAATATATCGTCTGGCCCGGTGAATATCAGTGCGGATACGCCGATATCGTGAACATGCGATTCGGAAGCGGCAACATCGGCGGAGCAGTTGGAAATAGCTCCCCTGGAACCAATGGAAAGCCGGGCCTTCTTTGTCCGGGACAGATTGCAGGTTCTGGTGCGACACTGGATAGCGTGACCGGAGGGTCGTCGTGCCTGCATAGTCAGTTTGCCATTCGAAAAGGTATTTTATACGGAACGGGCATCAACGACAACCATTCTCTGGGGCTGGGTGGATCGGCCGGCAATCAAAGTCAGTTTACCGCAGTCACACAAGACAGTATGGGCCATGTCTTCAACAACATTACAGGGTGTTTTGCTTCTGCCAATACGTTCGGATCATTTTGTCTAGCATGGAAATCCGGGGCGCAGGGCGACACCCTATGGGCGGCAGGATTGCTTGAAGGCGGCATTCGCGGAAATGGTTCGAACCCTACCACAGACAACGGCTATTTTGTTCCGATTACGGGGTTTGATGCAGGGGATACCATCATCGACGCCAAGGGGGATGCCATCCTGATGGTGCTGACCAAAAACGGAACGGGGGTAAGGAAAATCTATACCTCTGGCAATAGTTCTTCCTTCACTGGTAATGGGACTTCGGACCTGACGCTCCACAAATTGACCGGGCTGGCCGCCACTCCTAAACAAATCGATCTCGGCGTCTACTGGTTCGCCTATCTCGGGACAGACGGAAATTTATACGGATGGGGATTCAATTACCAGACGTGGTGCGGAACACTGGGTAGCTCTCCGACAACTCCAACCAATGTGATGACGAACATAGGCCTGACGGCCGGATCGATATCCTCCTTTGGATTTGGGGATATTTGCACCTACGCTATCCTCAATACCGGTTATCTGTATGGGTGGGGAGATGATGTTTGTTCCAGTTTAGGCATCAACCCGAAACCGCATTGGAATACCTATGGAAGTCCACCGCTTTACGGGGCCTCTAAAACACCTTGGGCATGGGATCAGGACCAAACACCCGTTCCATTGGAAAGCGGGGTTGTGCAAGCTAAATTACTTGATTCCTGCCACACTTATCTGGCTGTTTATGCTGGACATACCTTCGGTTGTTATACGATCGCCGAAGATATTAACCATGTCCTCCATTCTCTGGGCAGAAACAAGGCTGGCGTTCAGGCTAATGGCGTCTATGATCAACAGTATATCTCCGGCAATCCGGAGAGTATCTATCCTAACAGTTACGACACGGCTTCTCGCAGTCATCTGGGGCTCGATATGATCTTTCCCTTCAATGATGTAGCGGGAGTAGCGCGTCACTCCCCCTATTGCGATACCCTTCCTACGGCTACCTATTGCAGCTCCTATACCTACTATTCGGAAGCGCCCCCAACCGTCACCGGATGGTCGAATCAGACGATAACGAGTACATCTACCAGTTTCAGCCCCACTATAACAGCAGCCGGTGGCCACACGGTCAACAACATCCGGGTATCGGAAACGACCCTTCACGGTTGCCCCACTTCGACGATCGCTCAACCCTATAGTGCGACCACAACCATTTCAGGGCTCACTACCGGGACGCATACTATCCAGATCATCGCAACGGATGATCAGTACAAACAAACAACTGTCACGGCTACCATTACGGTAGGTGGGTCTATCCCAATCGGACCAATCTCTCCGGGGAGCGGCGGCAAGGTAGTACTGGATAGTATATACTCTCACTCAATATTAGCAACCACCGCCGCGTACGTTACAGCCGATACGCTTGCATTGCCCCCAAATAGTTCAGGAGTTTTTAACCTATCTTATTTTTCATACGATACCGTTCAACATTTTACCGGAGTTGGTCAGCAAACAGTCATGCTATCCAGATTCGGTAATGCGTATGGGTCGCCATATATTTCCTATAACAGTCCCTATGTTTCTAGCGGACTATCAACGCATCAATCCGGATACTCGATACAGGGTACACCAAATCTTGTATTAGTTCAAGTATCTGGATTCAATGTAAGTTCGCCTATAAGATGGCACATAATGAGGGATCAACGAATAGCACCTTTGTGAACTACCGCTAACCTAAAGGTGTAGCGGCTTCGCAGGCAAACCAACTATTGCTGGCTTAGCACCTGTAGGCTTGTTCCGAAGCCCGAAGCTCTTAATATTTTGAGCGGCATTTACATCTCTTTCGTGATGCGTGCCGCATGATTGCTCTAATGTATTACGCCATTCTTCTGGCGATTTGAATTTATTAAAATACTGCTGTAATGAATCTTTATCAAAATAGAACCTCTTTTTCGTTGATAAGCCCTTTTTGCCGTTTTGTGGAGATGCCATTGGTCTATATTCAATGTACGGCAAGTTTCTTTTTGCCCCCTGTACAAAGGAGGTTCTTTTTGGATGAGTATGTAGTTTATAATTTCTTAAAAAGTCATTTATATTTATCATGCTCGCCTCTATTGCTCCATTTAAACAAATATTATTGTATTCAGAAACCACCTTTTCTACAAACAAGAGTTTATTTATTAGAGAAATTCTTTCAACAAAAAGAGAATCTAACTTATCGTTTTTTTTACAATTTATGTACCCACAACACAAAACATAATTCTCAACGCAATCTTTACCGCCTTTTGCTTTGGGGATTATATGGTCAATATGAATATCATCGAATGGAATTGCTCTACCAGTATAAAAGCATTTACCATCGTATATGGAATACATTGCTTTTCGCAAGTAGCTATCCTTTATTGAAATTTCGCTTTGTGCCGTTATCATTATTATTGCCAAATGTTTTAAAAAACACTTTTACAAAGATATAAAACATTTCAATATATTTCTGTAAATATTGTATATTTGTTTTGTGAAGGCCAAATACCACCATAGCAGTCATTCCAAATACTTGATTAAGTTGCATATAGTTTTTGCAGTCAAGTACAGAAAGAAGTTGCTGGTAGATAGTTTGGACGAAGACATGAAGCAGTTGTTATTTGAAATTAGTCAGGAGAAAGGGTTTACGATTGATACGATGCAGAGCGATATTGACCATATCCACATTTTAGTAGATATTCCGCCAACGCTTTCCGCTTTTCAAATCGTTCACCAGCTAAAGCAACTTTCTACTTTTAGAATCTGGAAAAAATATGCAACGGAATTGAAAAAACATTTTTGGAAGGAGCGTACATTTTGGTCGGATGGTTATTTTGTTTGTTCGACCGGCGACGCTTCAACTGAAACGATACGAAAATATATTGAAGAACAGGGCTAAAACGTGCCTTACATCCCCTACCCTAAAGGGATAGGGGTTTTACGGCACATGTATAAAAAATACCTATCTTTAACAATGGAACCACTTACAAACGGGACGACAAAAAAGAACGGGAACGTGCAATTAAACTTGAATACTATCCTATTAACGGTTTGTATGACCCTATCCGGGTGGGTACTTTTTAGCATCAACCAACTGGATGAGAAAATCGCTGGAATGATCCCCCTGATCAATGCTAATTCCAGCGCAATTTTAGATGTGAATAAAGTAGACGCTGAACAATCCAGGAAAATTGACGACTTATCTACCCGGTTAACGAAACTGGAAACAATGGCCGCTGATCATCTATCAACAAAACAATAATTTTATGCAAAGTAATCCTCTAGTCGCCTTTTTGATCGAAATATTCGGTCGCATTTCGGCTAAGTCTCCTAAGTTTTTCCAAATATGGCAATGGATCAGCGGGGCAGTTGTAGCCGTTTCTGGATTGCCAGCCCTTTTAACGGCATTGAATGTAACGCTTCCCCCTGCCTTGACTGTGATGGAAAGTAAAACAGTTGGTATTGCTGCATCGGTGGCGTTTTTTATGTCTCTCATGACTGTACAGACCCCTCCGCAAGCCAATCCACCGGCCAAATTACAGGCGAAATTGCCATTTACAAGTAAGGCATCTTTGGTACTTGCATTGCTTTTTGTCAGTTGCATGGCAAAAGCTCAGACCGCCTGTGATCTGAATCCAGCCGATTCGACTAAGTATATTACTTCCGGTATTTGGTATTGGTCGGTGCCTGAATTAAAAGAAGCGGCCAAAAGCTCCTATTTTGCTGTATTGGATATGATGAATGGTAGAACACAATTTTCAAAAGAAAGATTCGATACACTTCTAAATCGATATGAGTATTGGAGGACAGTAGTGGATTTGAAATTAAAGAGTAAAAAAGAAAAAGAAGATTTCCATAATTGGGTTGTTGCAGAAGCGAGAAAGGAAGGAAAACTAAATCACCCGGAAGGAGAAATCAACTAAAAACAAATTTTATGCGATACCTCTTAATTGCTCTTTTTACTTTATTTATCGGATTGTGCGCAAGTGCTCAATCTCCATTCAAATCGGAACCGAAACCGGGAGTTTCGCACGGATTGAAACTTGGGGCTACCGTTCAACCGGATAGCATTGTCAATGCCTGGCGGTTTACGGCGAACTTTGCGGCCTACGGTTATTCCTTCAACGGAACGTCATCCGCACTTTCCGGCGGTGAATTTGGGTATGAGCATCAGTCTTACAACTATGCTACCCAAACCCTGACCGTGATTTGGTCAGTCAATGCGGCGTGGTTTCCGATCAACAGCGCACTGCCGATATCCGGACTGCAATCGTTCGAGACGTTGGGTCTGACTTTCGGTTTCCATAATCCTTTCCCGGTGGGAAACAGCGAGATTCAGATCGGTCCGTCCTTTAACCCGAATGCGCCCAAAAACCAGCAATTCGGCATTCTGGCTACGATAGGCATCCTGCTAAACTAACCCGCCATGCCAAGAGTATATAACTGGAAACGATCTCCAAAACATTTCGAAGATTTAAAGTTCGGAATGGTAGCCCCTTATGATGTTACGATACCAGCTACTTCGGATTTGGAACCAGTGTTACCTCCATGTTTTGATCAAGGAGATACAAGCTCGTGCACCGGAAACGGAATTGCAGGGGCTTTACTTTCATCGATGAGCTATGCTAAAGTTCCGTTGGTCATGCCTTCGAGACTTTTTCTTTACTACAATGAACGGGTTCTCGAAGGGGATGTAAACCAAGACGGCGGGGCGATGATCCACGATGGACTTTCTGGCCTTCACAAGTGGGGGTACTGTCCTGAAACGGATTGGCCGTTCGACCGATCTATGTTGCTCACCCAGCCATCCCCTGCCGCCTATTTGTCCGCTAAAGGAAACGAAATCGGAACGTACGCCAACATGGATGGAGCCCCGGCGGATAGCTTTAAATTGACACTGGCGCATGGACGCGGTATTGTGTTCGGATTCGATGTGTACACCGCCTTTGAATCGGATGAAGTGGCAAAAACAGGAATTTTGCATAGACCAACGGCATCAGAACAATTACTAGGCGGCCATTGCGTAATGTTGGCCGGTCACGATGATAGCAAACAAGCCTTCAAAGTCAGGAATAGTTGGGGGACATCGTGGGGTCTCAACGGGTATTTTTACATGGATTACGCTTATTTTTTCTCTAATCTTTGCTCGGACTTCTGGGTAATCAAATTGTAAATGCCTAAGAAAGATCGATACTTTTTAATTGCTCTATGCGTAGCCTTTGCTATAGCAGCGACAGTTTTCTGGATTTTTGTTTTATCACCTTGGTCCGAATAAATTTATTTTATGGTAGTTAAGCAAGCTATACCGGGAGCGTATGCGGATATTAACCAAGTTCTGAGTGGTGCCCAAGCAAAGGAGATTTCCGACAATGGCATATTGGGTATTTCAAGGTATATCCCGAGAGAGCCAGCGTTAGCAGCGGGGAATGTTACACAGCCGGAAATGCAGGCTATCCTTGAATATCTCTCCTTGTATTTCGTTCAGCATTGCCCTCTACCGAATTGGCTACCGACGGCAGCATTAGGTAAACAGTGGGGCGCATACGCAGTAACCTATTTAAAAGGAATTGGAGCGCCGCCATTAGTAAGTACTTTTCTTGACCTTGAAGGAGTGGCAACATCTGCAAGTGATTTAGATGTCATCGCATATTGCAATGCGTGGTGGGAAGAAGTCAACAGCGGAGGCTACACGCCAGGAATATACGTCGGCTTCGGTACAAATTTATCGAACACCCAATTGTTCGTTAATCTGAAATTCAAAAGTTATTGGGCTTCGTACAATACTGATCAGAATATCCCTACGCGCGGATTCCAGATTAAACAGCACACAGACAAAGTCCTAAATGGGATTTCGTACGGCCCGGACACGATTTCAGCCGACTTACTTGGCGATTTACCAAGTCTTTTATTCAATAGTTAATCCGTTCATATTCATAGGGGTTTTAGATGGTTCAATGGCCGTTCATAGGTGTGCGGCCATTTTTTATTTGGAATTGTCGTATACGTGTACTATTTTAGCAGTCATGAAGGCAAAAGACAACGAAAACGGGCCACGCCTCCCCAAAACGTACCGATTGGATGAAGGAACGATAGCCGATATTGCGAGGTTGGCTAAGAAACTGAAGCTGTCTGAATCGGAAACCGTGGAATATGCCGTACGCGAATTAAAAATCGTTTGGATAAAATAAACCCCCAAATTATGAATACCACCCAAACCATCAGCAAATCAACCAAGCCCCGTTATCCAGCCGAATACCACTATACAGGCAAACATCTGAAAAGAGAATTGGGAACGGATTTGTTCAAGCAGACAGTAGAAAAATGGCCCGTTGGCAAGAATCAAAAAGGCAGAATGATCTACGCTTCACAAACCAAGCACGAACGTCAATAACGTGTTTTTAAACCTTACCCATTCAATCAATTAACCGCTAAAAATCCATAATTGCCATGTATATTCTATTAATGTCCCGTTTCTTTCAGGTCTCTATTGCTGGGTTGATTGTGTGTGTTGTAGGATTGACGTTGTTATTTATTTTCTCAAGGAAGAAAGACCCGGTAGAAGAAGCACGAGAGATTATTGACTTCGTGGATGATCGTGGGCGCATTCACTACAAGAACAAATTGAAGAAAGTAAAATAATCACATTTAAAATTTACAATAATGAATACAAAAACAAACGATGAACTCGTTGCTGAAATTCACGACGCATTCTATTCCGCCGATGAAAGGCTATTGCAGGAAGCTAAAGACCTTTTGAACTTTCCGCAGGAAGATAAGGCCAAGAAAGCCGAACGGATTAAGAAGCTAGGTTTCGGAGCCGCCAAGCTGGTGAAAGAAGTTGCTGGTCATCCAGAAAAAGTAACTGACGCCAACAAACTCATAAAGGCTATTGAATATTGGCGTATTCACTATCCTAACTACAAGTTCATAACAGAGGTGGAAGTAAAAAAGATTTGCGAAAAATACTGTTTGGTGCTTGGTGAAGCAGGCAAGTATCTTGGGGACATTCCTGAAAAAAATCTCTTCGAGATCGAAGCGTTCAACCTTCGCAAAGAGGATTACATCGAACAGGTGACATATGAATCTACGTTTACGAAGCTTCTTTCCACATATATGGGCCTCCCTATGCTGGAGCCGCCGCCGGTATATGAAAGTCCTTTTCTGGGCGTCGTATCTTCGAGGCCACGCCAGATTGTACCGAATGATAGGATGGCGCAGTACAAACAAATGTTTAAAAGCGTCTCCATGTTAGGCTTCGACCCGTGGGGAAGTTTTGAAGAGGCCAAAGATCAAAAAAAACCAGAAAAGAAGGTCGAAAAAATTCGACCAGATTTCAAGATTTGCGCTCCACAGACGGACTTCAATACATCTGGCTACGTTGTAAAAGAAGGCTATATCCTTGTCTACGATCCTGTGGTGTTACAGCCTGTAAGAGATGGCTATCTCATTGTAACTGCATGGGGTATCGAAGGAACTGACGAATTGGTAATTAATCAAAATCAGAACTAAACCGTACACTAAAACCCCTCATAAATGAAACGTACATCAATGGCCGTAGGGATTTTATTTCTTCTCATTATATCGATTATTTTTACCGGATGCAGCAGCGGCAGGCGAATGGGATGCCCGGCAACTTCAGGTAGGTATTCGGGATATTAAAGATCGTAGGAGAGCTTGGGGAGGTAACAGCCCTGCGAGTTCCTGCAAAAATGGTGGTCAGGAGAGGGGGTAGGTCTGGTGTAAACCCTAAGTGAGAAATCATACGTAAGCACACCGCTCCCGGACGCTATTTTTAAAACTTATAAGGCCAGAGGACTGATCATCCAGCCTTATGTGAGTGGTATCCGTAAATCTGCCTATGCTGATGAAGGTACGTGCGGACCATGTGAAGTTGCAACTTCATACCCTGACAGCAGGCTCACAAAGACCCGGAATAGGAGTGATCCTTATCTGGGTCCGGCAAGCAATCGTTGATTTCTGGGAGGGGCTGAATGGTGGCCTCTCCCTCTTTAAACACGGCAATTTTTTCATAGGATAAGGTTTAATGGAACGGGGCTACTATCTTCATAGTTGGCCCCTCTTTTTACTAATCTTAAAATACACCAGTTGTATGAGTGAATTTAAATGGGATGATAAAACTGTGAAAGATTTTTGCTGGTTTGCTTATGCCCCGGGTTCCCAAGTTCATCCAGAACTTGACAGATTCATATCTGAATACAAAGACTATTGGGCACATATGCACCGGCCAAAGCCAGAATGGGAGATTCTTTCCTACGAAGATCGGCGATCGATGTCCGACATGCCTATTGGTCGGGTGGACCGCCGACATCACTTTTGGAATATCGCCGTGGTGTCCAATTGGCCTATCCACTCCGTCAAGCGTCTTTCAGATGGAGAAGTATTTACGGTAGGGGATCGGGTGGGATACGGATTTGACGGTACTCCTAACCAATTTTTCATTGAAAGCTTTCATATTTACGACAAGTGGATGGCGGTGCGCGGCGGCGGCGTCGAAGCTGTAGATATAACTCTTTTAAACCGATCCGCTGGTGATGTTTGCCCACTCACCCCCAATGAAATCAAGCAACTGCGAAAAATACTGTACTGTAAATAGAAAAGCCACATAAACTACTAAATACAACTCCATGAACGAATCATTTAACTGGGTTTTGAAGGCCATAGAAACCTCTACAAGCTCTTTTCATGTTAAATGCTGCGATACCCTCATTTCGCTATTCTGTAAGAAGTATGGCCCCCCAAATGGCGGCAGTGAACTATTTGACAAGAACCTGATAGAACTATGCAAATGCTTGACGACAAAAGAAAAAACCCTCCAATAAGGAGGGCCTATAACCAAAGCCATCAAACCGTCGCTATTTAAGGAGAACTTTGAGATGTTTTATCTTATCGGAAATCGTGCCTTGCGGAATGCATATAACTCCATCCTCTGTAATAATCTGGTAATCGGCATTCTCCAGTTCTTTCAGCACACTAATAGCGTATTCAATGCTTAGTTTTGTAGGGTCTTCGCTTGACCCGTCGCTAAGGCTGATAATCATTCGGTGTTGCTCCTGCAATGCTTCCTTAGTCATTTCTTATAGATTTGTTTGATGAGGATTAATGCTTTACCAGGATATAGCACACATAAGCCAAGTATCCAATCTCTCCTGCTAATACTGCCATCAGGCCGATAAAAGACCATTTTACGATAGTGGCACTTCTGGCTATCTTCTTTTCGAGTGTTTGAGCGCGTGTCATGCTGTGGTAAGTTCAATGGTTTCGGACAATAGCGTTTCGGTCTGGCTGGCGTATGTACCGTACTTTTCAAGGTGCTTTTTGCAACCTTCATAGAATCTTTTGGCGGCATCTTCCTCCCAAAAGCATTCTGTAACGTAGTCTTTCCTGAAGATAGGGTCATCCCCCTCAAAGGCTCTAACCCAATAGTAAATGGATGGATCGCCAGTCTTTTTGTTCACCGAGGTTTCTTTGCTTAATTCAATCTTCATAACGATTTATATTTAAGAGGTTATTTATTGGCTTCTTCGAGTACGGCTTTAGCCTTATTTGATTTTATAGAATTTTCGCATTGGTACATGGCGTGTTTTATTTTGTCCCATGTCATTGCGTCTACTATCTTATATATTTCCAGCGATGAGTCCGTGTGTGAGTACATTCGTTTGAATGTAAGCAATTGCTGTTCTGTACATTGATCCAGCAATAGCTTTAATTCATATCTGGCGTAGGCTTCTACTTTATCCCAAGTGGTGCTTTTATTCATCTTCGTCGGTTTTATTTGTGCAATAACTGCACGGTGGATTAATGTGACAGGAGCAACCAGACGGCTCACCATAGCGTATTGATTTATCCAATACCGCGCTTTGCGCTGGTGCGAAATGCCTATCGTATTGGCGCTTTTCATGGCTCATCTGCCTCCAAATCTTTTCCTTTAGTTTTAGCTCGCATTCAGGGCAATATCCGTAACCTGACGCATCCGGTATGCAGCCGCAATGCAACCGATACGCCGATGATTTTAAATTATCCATAATAAACGTTTATTTTACTGTTTTATTGATTTCGTTTCCTATTTCGTTTTTGGATTTCTTTGGCGACAATATCGAAAGACTTTTGGGCTCTTCTCATTATTTTTTTCCAATATTTCTCATCATCTGGCCCTTGCCCTATAATATCATCTATTTGATCCGTTGCCCAACTAAGCGTATCAAAGATGATGAGCAATTCCCTTTTTGTCATAATATCATATTTAAATAGTGGATGATTTAATGTAATTGAGCTTTAGCTATAGCTGCTTTGGCTTCATAAATCCATTGTGGCATTGCAGCAGGGGTCTCGTAATCGAATTTTATCCCTACTCCCGGAGTGTTATTATTGAAATGATCAGCAGATTGTTTCCGCCCCGCGTATGCCTTTTCTTCTCTTGCCACAATACCCTTTAACGCTTCGAGCAAATCAGGTACACTCTCAGGGTTAATGTTTTTGCCGTAGGTGGAATTGATGGCGGATGTTATGGCCTTTGAATTTTCAAACTGCTCATCTAATGGCGGAGAGTTTTCGTCTTTGTTACCAAATGTCTTGCAAACCAATACTTCAGGCCGAGAAGCAGTAGAAAATATATACCCTTCATTTCCTTTGTATGGAAAAGAACCGCCCGCTACCCACGGACCCGGCGTCATTTTATTATCGCTCATAAATACTGTAGTGTTTTAAAAAATTAATTGTAAGGAGAGTATTTTTACTGAGGGTTAGAAGTGGATGACAAATGGATCGTGACGGCCTTGTCTGGCTTTTCTGGCAGGCCAATTTGTTTTGTTGATTAGCATCTGTGCAAGCCTAAACGCATCATCCTCGGTAAGATAAACAGTCAAGGCATGGTCTACGGCATCATCCGTAAAGACTATCTTAATTTTGCCTTGACTGTAGTCAACACATTCGGGGTTTAACATATTATGTCTTTTGTTTGTGATTTGAAATATCCTCTAACCCTCTTAGACCACTTCTTTTTGAGGAACTTGCCTATCGCACGACCCTTTGGAGATATGCTAGTGATAGGTCTTGTGATATGTGTTAGAGCGCCCTTGCAATTCAGCACTCCGGCCATGTCTTCACGGTAGGCGGCTTTGTGTCTCCTGCCTTTATTCTTCATAACCTAATATTTTACTTCTTTGACAAATAATCCGTGTGGATATTTGGGAACCTCCGATTCAGGAGTGCATCGCCATTCAGTATAACCTGTATCGTTTTTGTGGAAATCGGCCCAATTATTGGCGGCTGGCTTATCGTTCCCAAAGTTGCCCTTTACCATGTAATCCAATCCTGAATTTGTAAGGGTAAATACTGCGTATGCTGTTTTCTGTCTCATATTAAACCGTATTTAAAATAAGGGTGATTATTGATTGTCCTTCAGATTATTAAGATATTCAATGATTATATCGCCGTGACAAGGATGAGGCTTACAGAAACATCCTAATACTCTTCCTTTAAGATTGTGTATACGGTGCTTAAATTCAGGATCAGTAGCAATACGATTATGAAAGTATTCTCTATATCTTTCTAATGTAGCACCTCTTGATTCATCTTTGCCTAGTCTAAATGGATTGCCAAAATAACCATCTTGGCCCTTACCCGCTCTACCGATATATACATCCCAATGTTGGTCGTGTTTGATGTTAACAATAGTTGTATTCATGATTAGTTAATATCGGCAGGAGAAATGAATTTAACAGATACCACATCAAATGCTCGTTTAAGCCAAGCCTTAGAACGCATTTTAGCACGATGTTCTGATGGAGCCATTCGCCATACTTTGCCCTCTCGTCCTTCGACGATGTTGGTAGGGTTTAGGAGTGGCAATCCTTTTAACCATAAGCAAGTAGCTTTTGTTTCTCCATGTCCGAATTGCCACGGTTGTATGATTTGATCAGGCTTACGGTAAAGAGTTGACATGATGCCTATAGGGTTTTCTATAGCTACCTTTGGATTCTGCAGGTTAGTAAAGAAGTTGAAGAAACGTATACTTATTTGTTGGCGTCCGTCTTCAATCTTTTCTTTGAACCAGCGTGCGCCACTTACAGCTAAATCCGTACACGGCGGAAAACAAATCACCATCTCCCATTCACAATTAAATGGACTGATAATATCATGGCGCAATACATCTCGAACATCTTTTTGAATATGCCATTCCGGATGTCCTCCGGAACACGGGGATATATCACAGCTATAAGCCTCATCTCCTTTAGCGCGGAACGCTGAACAAACGACTTGAGATTCTTCGCAGGCCACTAAGATTTTTGACATGCTTGGTCGGCTTTAATTCGTTTGTTATAAGCATCTGCCAATTGAGCCATTCGGCGAAGCTCTTTCATATTGTTTTGATAAACTTCAATGCTCTCGCTTTTCAATCCTTCCAAAAGCAGAAGGTTAGGTACTCAGGACTTCTATATCATCAGAGTGATTTTTATTCCAATGTGCGCACTCTTTAATGGCTTCTTCTTCAGAGATAAGTGACATAATCAATTTGGAAGATCGGCCAACCTGACGTCTGCGCAGTTGCCATTGATATTCGTTACCTTCTGCTTTTGCTTGGTGATCGAAGGCAACAAAAAATCTATCTTGCTGTTTGGTGTTCATAACTATTTTAATTTATAGGTCTTATTTTTGATTAAATAAAGAGAGAGATTAATTAGGGCCAGTCGATCCAGTTGACCAAGACACAAGATCATTATTCATAACAGATTGATTTATAATTAATAATTAGAGGTTAGTGTTAAAGGGGCTTAGGTGGTAGCGGCATCCAATGGGTAGGGTAATAGTAGCTTGGCTGTTCGTCCTGAAAATCGGGGAATGCCCACTTCCGATCACTAAGTCCGTCTGTTTTCTCCCAATGCGATACAAACATAGTACCCTCGTACAATTCTCCGCTTGGGGAAGGTTCATATATAAGAACCATCTGCCCTTTATCTGGCCTTCTGGCTTTGATGTTTACCCAATTATCCATTGTGTCTCTTAGTTTTTAATTCGTTATTTAAAATGGTTATTGAATTTCTTTGTACAACTTGCGGACGGCGGTTTCGATATGACTGTCATCGTATCGGTAGAATAGTGGGCGAACGGTCATTGACGCAATGGCCGACTTTGTTGCAAACCAGTAAAAATCCATTATTTTCCGCTGATCCGTGTAGCCAGAATACAGCGTCTCCCAATCTTCCTTAGAAATGTTGTCGTCCTTCATTTGTTGCAGAGCCCAACCCCTAAGCGTTTCAAGATGGTCTGATGATACTTTCATGGTAAACTGTTTTAGTGGTTATTAATCTTTCTGTTTTCGTTTCTGATATAAAGATATGGCGAGGTTTCTTTAATTCCAAATAAATTACGAATAATGTTATGGGTATTTTATTTTAGTAAGGGGAACTACTTAGTTTACCAAACTCTCCCGCGTGTACGAATGGGCGGCTGACTGGACTTATCCACCAAATACCTAACCTTGAGCGTATTTATTCCGCCCGGCAATTGCTTTGATACGATCTGTTTCTTTTTAATCCAGCCGTATATCACAGATGGGTTAATATTCAATTCTTTAGCTAATGCCTGCGGCGTGGTCCAATTTTCGATCAGTTGTTCCATGTTTAAATCTCTTATTGTAACAAAACCTATATTTGTCTTGAAGCAAAGCAAAGCCTAATTTTATTAAATGATTGTAGGCCGATTCCTCACTAGTATCTACATTTTCGGCCGTTGTCACAAATAATGCTTTTATAATTGGCTGCATGCTTTGCTCTTGCAATTGATAAACTATTTCATGCCGATGCGATGTGATGTTATTGTACTTATATCTAACATGCTTGTCCGAATTGGCGTGGCCCACATGACGCGCCAGCCGATTAGCCAAGCTGTATTTATTCCATGACGCGCCAACGTAATATGGCTGATTGGTTCTGGGATCAATAAGACAATAAATAGTGTACGTGCTCATCATCAAATGTATTACGAATAACGCCAACAACCAAATAAATTACGAATTATTTACTCCCCCCTCTCTCTAATTAAATAAAACCAAAGCCATGAACAACGAAATAAAGCGGATTGATATAAAGCAGGCTATAGATAATGAGATCCATCGCGGCGGACTGCCCCCTAAGATGCCGAAACATTTCG